ATTTTTTTTTCTTTTGTAATATTATTATATTACCATATTCATCAAAAAGACGAATACAGTATTTAAAATAGATAGAAATGTTAAAAGTAATACATTGCCTATTACTCCCAATGTAATTGTTTCCCATCATTATAATCTAGGTTTGTTAGTATCAAACATATAATTAAATTAATTACAGCAAATATAATATAAATTATTAATACAATCATTTTTTATAATTTTATTTTTATAATATATAGTAATTATTTACTATATATAGTAATTATTTACTATAATATTATACATAAATACTTCAGTAATAATATCAAGATTCATTAATACTTGTTTATGAATATCCCATTTTTCTTTATATTTTTCAACAGGCCATTCACTTATAATAATCTCATATTCACATCTAGACCACCATTGATATTGAGATTCCTTTTTAATGAAGTCTTTACACTCATCAAATTCTTTTGGGCGATCTTCTTTCTTTAAGTTTTTATACTTACTTAGTAAATATGGCATTATATCATACTTAGTAAAAGTTCTTCTATTTATATCGTAACAAATTACATTAAATCCTTTAGACTTTTTCATCTTATTATTGTTTTAAATTTTAGTAAATACTTAATAATGAATACAATAAAAGGAGAAAAGTAGTTATTTCCACTCTTCTCCTTTCCTCTTCTAAGTACCTGCGGCAACTATCTTTGACAGAACTTTACAAGCAACTTTTAATTTCTTTATATCTGTTTCTTTTACTCCTTTAAGTTCCATTTCTGATTGTTCAAACAAATATGAATTTAAAGCATTAAATACCTTTAAAGTTCTTTTATTTTTAGTTTTTACTGAATATGTAATCATAGTTTAATTTAATTTTACAGAATTATACCAATTTTTATCAACTAAATAAGTTGAAGAGTCTATACCTAAATATGGATTAGGAGTAATTAAAGTACTATTCTCTTCAAACCCTTCTAATTCCATATATGCCTGAATCTCAGGCCATCCAATTACTATAAAATCATCCATAATAGTTAAAGCTAAAATTCTTCAATATAGTCTGCATCAGGAAATTGCATATATACATCATCCCATGCTGCATCTCTTTCATGTTCGATATTTTCGTCATAGTGATTACTATAAGTTTCTCTATGACCGTCTTTAAAATGAATAATAAATGTCATAATTAATTACCTTTTACATAAACACTATAGTCTTTAGTTTCATAATCCTCGTCAGGATAATCATCATCTTCATTATCATTTCCTGTTTTTATGAAAGATTCTGTTGAAAATAAATAATTTAAAAGTTTAGTTTTATCGAAACAGATATCATATAGAAATGTAATTAATTCATCACAGTGGTCAACATAACCATCATCTTCATTACCTTCTTTATCGTAGAACCCATAATAATCTACAAATTTAGATTTTATATACTTAGGATTATTATATTTAAACACTGCTTTTACTCCTACAGATTTAAGTATATGAGTTACAGAATTAATAAACTTATTATGCTCAACGATGCCAAAATTTGCATCATTTGGGAATACTGATTTAATACCTTCCCATAAATAACTTGCTTTTTCTTCTGGAGTAGTAAGACGAGCATGTTCCCATCCATAGTATCCACTATCAAAAATAAGTTTCTTTGGAAATTTTAAATTATTTGAATTTTTAGTTATTGTTAATGTATGTACTGAACTAGAATTAGTTTCAAACACACTTTTTCTAATTTGTATTTTCATAGTATTATCAATAAGCATAAATAGAAGCAACAACAGTATAATCAGTACCGTTTGAATCTTTTACTTTATCTATAATCATTTCGCATACGTCTTTATAATCATTCATATTTATCCAAGCCTTATAAGGAATATAGTCACAAAAAAAATATATCATCAGAGCTTTTTGGATCAAAAATAGATTTTCCTTCTGGAACATCTTCTCTCTTTATAAGTTTATTACTATATAAACTGTTTTCTATAACCAGTTTTCCTTCTTTAAATAATTCCCAGTCACTTCCTTTGAACATTACTAAAGAATGAGTAGAACTGGAATTTGTTTCAAATAATCCTTGTCTTACTTGTATTTTCATAATTTATTATATTTATTTTGAATAAAATGAAACATTTCATCCATGGTTTTATTACCAATAGGAAATCTTTCTTTAGATATTGAATTCTTAGCAAACTCTCCTTTCACCATATCAATATAAAAAGTATAATTACCATCATCTCCCATATAAAATTCTTCCCACTCTTTTTCAGTTAAAATTCTTTTTACTTTTAATTGTTCAATAGCTAAATTATCAAAACTTATAACTTTAAAGTAACTTGTAATTTTATTTAAGTTGTCAAATAAATATTGAGAATTCTTTTTAATTAAATCATCATATTCTTTATGGTAATTAATACCTCTTTGAAGGTCTTTATACCCAAGAAGTAATACTTTTAAATCATGATTTTTTAGTTTCTCAATATCATCTTCTGATAAGATACCAATAATAGTATGAAGTACTGTATTAGGAATACTATTCATCTTTTCAATAAGTTCTTTTGTAGGATGAATAAGTGATACTCCTATTCCATATACTAATTTATTTTTAGACCATTCTTTTATTTTATCATAGTTATTAAAGAATTGATTCTGATTTACTGTAATATTAGCAAATACTTTCTTTTCTTTAAGAAATTCAAGAAACTTATCAATATCAGGATGGTTTAAATCATTGCCATTTAATGCTATTTCAGTGTGAGGATGAAGTGTATTTATAAAAGAAAATGAGAATAAATCACTGTGTTTGCCCTCTGGTGTGCATCCTTCATAACAAAATTTACACATCTGAGAACACTTATCAGTAATTTTACAGTCTATATTCTCACTAAATTCAGGAATAAATTCATCTTCTCTTGTTCTACGAATCTTTGTACCATCCTCTAGGATAGTCACAATATAATTACCATTTTTATAACTAGGCATATTAATTAATAATATTTATTTAACTTTATAATATATTATAGGTTCCGCATTATATAAATATAGCAAAGTGCAGCTCCACATATTACTCCATAAATAAATAGTAACATAATAACTACTATAGGAATTTCTATCATAATTACTCCTCCAAATTTACTACAAAATCATCTTCATTCCAATCACAAAATTCTTTAGTGTCTGTTGGTAATATTATTTGGTCCTTAACAGCTTGCTCTAAATTACAATCTGAAAAGTCATAATTGATACCATGATACCCCTCTTCATCCCAATCTTCCTCACATGTGTAATCAGTAACCTTTATTTTCACTGTTTTACTTATAGTCATAGAAATAGTTACTTCAATCTCCTGTGGCTCAGGATCTACTTGATTCCAGGGTGCATCTGGGGTGTCTGCACCTATAGGATAATTGTAGTTATTCATTATCTTTTATATTTAAATTATTTTCTTTAATAAGTCTAAGAGCTATAATACTTTTTAATTTGCGAGGAATGGATATATGTCTACCATTATTATTTGTATAGATGAAATGACTACCACTACATCTATTAAAATAAAATCCATTTTTCTCAACTAGTTTTAAAAACTCTGACTGTGTATATTGTTTCATAACCTACTTATATATTGCAACAATATTATAGGGTTCTTTTATATCTTTGAGAGAATATCAACTCTTAGGTATTCCACTTTCATTAATCTTTATAACTCTATTTGGGTTAAAATAATTATCCCAAGTTTTATTATCTGCTCTTACTGCCAAAATTCTAATATTACATATCTTCTTGACTATATAAAGCGTTGCAGTATTTCCATAACTACAGCATACAATTAAGTCACCAACACAAAGTTTGTGACCTAATGCATCCTTAGTTGTGCCATATAGGCTATTATATTCTCTTTTAGTCATTCTTCCAATCTTTTAATTTCATCTTTAATATAAAACAATGCTTTCTTTAAATCCTCTATATGTTTTTGCTTATCACTTAAACCTTCTTCAGATTTATGTCCAGCTCGTAAAATATACTTTATAGTATTTCCAAGATTAAAATTCATGTGTCTAGTAATATCAATTACTTCAATTCCACATAAATCTTTAAGCCAAGTGTAATGAGAAGGATGTTCAACTCTATCATCTGATGAATTTTTAATAGGTAATGCACACTTTTTGAAGTATTTCTCAAAAGATTCTCTATTTGACCAATAGTGTGTATCATCACATTCATCTACCAAAGAGCCATCTATATATGATTGATAAACTTTACCCTTCTTGTAAATAGGTCTATAGACCTCTCCTTCCATGTACACATCATTAGTACATATATACGTTTCTCCTTTTTTAATCATGATAATTTCCTTTTAATGAATCCAATATGTTGGCAATGTTCCATCCTTAAGCCTAGATACCTCAGCATCAAGAGGAACAATCCTACAAATAAACTTTCCTGCTTTAACCATACACTCATGAAGTTTATTGGCAACCTCTTCTGCGATTTCTTCAGGAGCTTCAATATTAAACTCATCGTGTACTGGTATGCAGAACTTAACCTTTCCAAACAATCCATTCTTCACTACCCAATTGAATAGATTTACTGCACATATCTTAAATATAGCACTTCCCCTGCTTTGTATCGGATAATTTATACTCTGTCTCTCAGAAACAGACTTCCTTTTGAAATAGTACCTTACCTCCTCAACAATAGAGTTAGTTGGGTCAGTAGCCTTAAGTCTTCTGTAAGTATCCCAAAAGTCTTTATTAAACTTATTTTGAATAGCTTTTAACTTATCATAATCATATATATAAGCCCTATAACCAACTTCAGGACAAGTGTTTATATAACCTAACTGCATCACTACCTTTCTTTGATAAGCTTGATATGTTGCAACTCCTTTAAAACCCTTTCTATAGTTAGCTTCAATCTGTCTAGCTTCTTCCTCTGGTATGTGGTCCCTACCTATCAAAGTATTAGCATCACCACCATAAGCAAATGTAAACTCAGGATCTTTAGCTTTCTTCCTTAAGTCAGGTCTAAGTTTCTTAACATCTTCTACAGGGATATCATGTAGCTCTTCTGGATAAACCATCTTAGCTACTAAGCTATGCAAATCTCCACAACCATTAGTAAACAAATCAATCATTGCAGTATCTTTAGCAATATTGGCAAGGATTACTGACTCCTCCCCACTATAGTCTGCACTAATCCACTTGTTACCTTTCTCAGCACAGAAACATGCTCTAGTCTCAGCATCAGCAGGAAGGTTTTGCAAATTAACCAATGGCACTTTTTTGCCTAGAATAACCTCTTTATCTTCTCCTCCACCTGAGCTATATCTATGAGTGTCTGTTCCTATCTGATTGAAACTTGTGTGTAATCTTCCAGTGACAGGGTTTATAAGGTCTAAGAAGTTCTGACCATAAGTACTTGTTACTTTCTGAGCAGCTTTAAATTTAAGATAGACTTCAGCTATAGGATGAATATTCTTTTGTCCTTCAATGACTGTTGCATCTACAGATTTCTTTATACCACCTGTTGCCTTGTCTTTTGTTTCAAGCTTAAAACCTAGTGACTCTAAGAATAGAATTACCTGTTTAGAACTATTCCAATTGATATTACAAGCTGGACCAGCTTTAGAAAAACCAAATAAATCAGGCTCTATAATCTTTATGAACTTAGAAAAGCTCTTATCTTCTTTATACATATCAACAACAAAGTTATCAAGTCTTTCTTTAGCTTTATTAAGAGTTTCTTGGTCTTTAGCCATCTTAGCTTTCCACCTCTCAGTATCAAGATTAACTCCACAAAACTCAAAATATGCAGTAGGAAGAATAGCTCTATTTTCTACTTCAAGGGCAAGCTTTTGACCTCTGGGAAGAAGAATTTCAAGCTGTTTGTTCATAATATCTTCTAGATACTTAACATCATTAGCAGAGTAAATTATAATCTCATCAGTGAGTTCTTTTCTCCAAATAATTTCACCTCTAATAGATTTATCAAGCTCAATACCCAAATAGTTTTCTCCTGCTGACTTTAGACTTAAACTATGCATACCACTAGGATAACCAAGCCATCTCATCTTCTCAGCTATGAAACCATCATATAATTTAGTAGGTACAATGCCATGATAGAACAAGAATTTTACATCAAATTTTAGATTCCAACCTATGAATAATCTATCTGATTCTAGATATTCCTTATAGAGTGTAACATCAACAGTTGTACAATCTATTACAACTTGAAAGTCTCTATTGCCAAGCTGCAATAGCAAAAGCTTCTTAAGAAAGGGACTGAAACCCTGGGTTTCAGTATCTAAACCTACAATAGTTAAAGGATTGAGGAGCCTTAATGACTCCTCAACACTTATAACCTCATATATTTCACTTTCAAATAAAGTTCTCTGATTAGTTACTAAGTAAATCATGTTTCAACTTCTATTATGTAACTACCATCAGACATACTAATAGATTTAACTACTCCAACTGAGAGTTTATCCTTCAAAGAAATCATAGGACCTCCACTAATATCAATAAAATTATATTTATCTTTTACTTCATCAATAGTACCTAGTCTAGTGTAAGGAGACCTATGTATAAGCTTATACTTATTATCTTTTATCTTTTCGAGATATACTTCATCATTATATCTATTAGGTAATCTTATTTTATTTTCTTGCATAAACTTCTAAACTTTTAAAATCAATTACATACTTATAATTTTGTAAAAAGTCAGTTCCAAGTAGTCCATGTACTTCTACTCCAGTATTTTTTTTAATGTATTTAGTGGTCTCTTCAAGTTCTGCTGATATTGACATTTGTATCTCATATTTATTACTTAATGCATCCTTAAACTCAGCAGTACAAATAGTAACTCCCTGATTTACTGCTCCGAGACCAGCTATTTTAGTAGTATTATTAGTTCCAAGATGCTCATGCTTTATAAGAGCAGCAGCAGATGGACATATATGAGAAATATTACTCCCAGTATCAATAAGGAAATTGAGAGCCACACCATTATTAGTTAGAGTAATGACAGGTAAATCTCCTGGCATATATTTTTTAATAGAGATGCTTTCTTGAGTAATTCTTCCATCTTTCATAAAAATATTAACTATACTACCCAAGGCAGCAACCCCAGTAAGTATTAAAGTTGCTTCTAATATCATTATTTAACTCCTGTTTTTCCATGACCTCCTCTATCTGCATTACCAAGCTTATTAACCCATACAAACTCAATTTTACTAGAAAAGAGCCATTTAAGTTTTTGCCACATAGTTGCAAATTGATTAGGTACAATTTCAAATTGACAAATTCTTTCTCCCTTATGAATAGTAGTTTTATCTATTGAATAGCAATAAAATCCCCACTCATCATTATCACCACAATAAATTGTATCAATAAATCCTGATGAAGCCACTACAAGTCTAAGCTTCTTAGTTGTGGAACTTCTTTGTTTAATCTTAGCACTAAATCCTTTAGGTAGTTGCATTGCAATGCCTAGTTTAATGAGTTGTTCATCAAACTTTACATCTCTTGTTTTTATACCATCTTTTTGATGGAGAGTTCCTGCTTGAGGAGCATTAAATTTATAATTTTCAGCAGCTCTAAGATCTATACAGTCACCAATTGGGTTAATAAAAGGAACTAATTTACCCTTTTCATCAATAGCTTCTGTATAAAGACCTTTTACTAATTCTTTTACTTTAATTTTCATAGTTTTTAATTTAATTATACAAAAAGAGGGAGTATTAATTACTCCCCCAAAATTTACTAGTTATGTCTTTTTTAAATACTTTATTATCTATAACTTTTATTTCAAGCATTACTTGATTAGTTGTTTTACTATTAAGTGGACCTTTATCTTTATCATAATGACCATACTTAATAAAGTTGAAATTCTCTAGATTAATATCTTTACTAATATAATCTCTGCCACTATACCATCCTACTTTTAGCTCTGGATAATATTCTTTTATATCTTCTGCAATATAGTCTATTTCACTTGGATCACTATCACCTCCCATAAGACAAACACAGGTTATTCCTAGATTAGCATCTATTAAATCTACTAGATGCTCTAAATCAAGAGGTTCTCCTATATTATCTGCAAGATAAGGAGAATGACAACCAATACATCCTATTTTACATCCTGTAATATTTATACATAATGTAATTTCGTCAGGTATTTCTGCAAATGTTACTTGGGTATTTGAATATTTCAACATACTTTTTAACTATATTAAATTTATCTATAGGTAATGGGTGCTTTTCTGCTAAAATATTAAGATATTCCATGTCTTTACTCTTTTTATAGACAATAGCTTCACTAAATTATTTTAATGCAAAGGTACTAAAATAATGCAAATAACAAAATCCCAAGGACAAATTATACACCTTTACTATAAACTCTCTTGTTAGCTTCAATCTGCCTGTCTTTACCAAATGACTTGATAGGTCTAAGATAGCCAATTACCCTTGTATATTGAGTTATATTCTTACTATGACACTTTGGACATTCAGTAATAGGATGCTTAGTAATGTAACCACAATCATCACACTTACTATTTGGTATATTAAAGGTAAAGTAGTTAGTACCTTCTTTAACTGCAAATTCAATCAACTTAAGATACTGTTCTTTACTTAAATGGTCTTCAAGATTAATATGACAAGCTGAACCTCCATCACAATATTGTGCTGTCTGCCTTCCATGTAAAATCATCTTATCTAGTACTGAAGTATCATCATGAGCATCAAAGAAATATGAGTTATAAAGATTTTCATCTTCAGGAACCCAATAGCCATCCTTTTTATCCCATCTATAGTTCTTACCACCAAGAGATTCAGCAGGAACTACCTCAGAATTAAACAAGAAAGGTCTCTTACTATCATGTATAGAGTGTAACTTGTTCTGTTCCTTAATAGTGCCAAGAATCAATTGCAAGAACTTAATATATTCAGAATTATTAGATACCTCAAGACCTAAGAATCTAGCTGCTTCATTCAAGCCATTGATACCAATGGTACTATATAACTTGTTCATGTGTATATAGCCACCATTACAAGCTGCAAACATGCCTTTCTCTTCTTGCTCATAAAGCATTGTTTTATATGCTATATGATACTTATATACTCTTTGGAGAATATCTACTAAGTAATCTATAAGAAACGAAGTATTTTCTTTCCATCCCCCATTTCTCTTTAATCCATAAGCCTTATCACAATCTTGAACAATCCTATTAATGTTAAGAGTAATTACATTACATGAACCAGTCATTACACCAGTAAGACCTGATGTAGGATTGAAAGTATTCTCCGCAAGTTCATTCCTCAACCTACAGCATGATGCAAGACTATCAGCACTATCTGAAATATAAGTGAAGAATGAATGTCCCTCTGCATACATTTCTGCACAAAAGTCCTTATATTCCTTATCTATAATATCTTTGTCATCATGTACCATTGCTAGAGTTTCAACAGGAAAAGTTAAAATCTGCTTAGTTCTAAGTTTATTGAAAAACTTCATAAACATCTTCTGAAGAACATTAATTGCAGCCCATTCAGGCTTAGTTCCATCGGGGTAGTAAAACTCTCCAAACAATGAACTAAAGTATGTATGGTCATAATAAGATATATTTGTAAATGGACTCTGATATGACCTATTACCAGCAGGTTGATTAATACCATAGATAAACTGTTTGAAAGCTTTCTCTATAAAATCTCTGACTGTCCTTTGAGCCTTACAATGAGAATTTGTTACAACACAATCAAGCTTCTCATACCACTTATCTCCAAACTCTGCAATAATGTAATAATTTAGAGCAATGAAATATTCTCCAAAGGCTACTGCACCTTTACACTGGGAAGAAAGCAAGAAGGTAAGATTAGTTATTTGTCCACTAAATGATTGTAGGTCATTAGGAGGAGTGGGTGTTACACCATCTATGTTACCTACACCTTCTGTCATAAGTGGATAAAGAGTATCTGCCTGACAATAGAACTTCAAAGTAGGTACACTAGCTTCATCATGAGGATAGATTATATGATTCTCAACATCTATTTCATATTGCTTTGCTACCTCTGGATAAAGAACATTAAGTTCATCCTTCATCCTCTGTCTTTGAATAATTCTATTCTTTGTCTTATAAACTTCTCCATCAAGATTGGCAACATTTTTCTGAGTTACATTAGCATTAGAGTCAGTCTCTGAAGAACTAGCAGCATTATCATCAGAATCTGCATAGTTAGACATATAATCAATCCTTTCTCTAATAAACCTAGACTCTTCATGTTTACTTCTATAAATAATATAAGCTTTTGCTACATCATAAGGTGCTAAATCCATAAGAATCTTCTCTACTTCCATCTGTATAGTAGCAACTCCCACTGTACTAGCTCCTACATGATAAGAGGGAATATAAGTTAATTCCTTTAAAACTTCTTCATCAGGCTCTTTACCTTGAGAAGCATAAGCTTTCTTTACAGCATTGATTATTTTATTTAAATCAAATTCCTCAAGTTGACTTGGTTTACCTTTATTTGTTCTCTTTAGTACTTTCATATTTTATTAATCCAATCTTCAAGTTGGTTGGGATTTACCCTACTTATATTATTTGGAACAGCGGGTTTGTCCTTTAAATAATGTGATAACTCTTCTCCTATTGTAAATGGGTCTCTAAGGATTATTTGTTTATCCTTTCCAAGTGTTAAATCTCCCTTAGCTTCTGTTGATCTGAAATTCCATACAAGTGGTGTTAAAGTTTTCTTATTTGCTACTATAAACTTATAAGGAGCTAATTTGAAGTCTTTAAAATATAGATCTTTATCCATATTATATCTAATTATTCTCCAATATAATCTAGCTTGAATGTCATAGTGCCACTCTAGGAAACTCTTATAGAAATCCCACTCTGTTTTAGAACTAGTTTTCAAATCCACAGGGACTACTAATTTCTTATCATGAAATACAATTAATTCCAGTTGTGTTATCTTATAGGCTCTTTATCCTATAATTCTACAGTTTCATGTATATCTGTAGCTCGGACTATATCTTCATTTTTTCAAATGCTCGGCACTCTTGGGTATATTATATTCTATTTTATAGTTTCAATACCTAGTCTCTGAACCTTCACTTTTTTAAAGGTGTGCTTGGCTGCTGATTGTCCCATCGGAGTTTCCAGCAATTCACCGAGTTTTAAGCGAACTCATACTTATTAATATTTGATATTTATCATATTTTCTTTTTAAATAAAAATTAGAATCTAAGTATAGCCAATCTAAGATTTTCTTAACTTGATGCCCAGTATAATTAAGGTGATATACATCATACTTTGTTTCCTTTCCTAGATAACCATTAGTAAGTGCTTGTTTTGTTATAATAGGTCTAACTTGTTCAAGGAAAACTTTTGATGCAGAAGTTAAATCAAATCTACAATGATATATTTTATCTTGAAGTTGTAAACAACCGTCTCCATCAAAGAACCCTCTTATAAAGTGTCTATATAGAGATTTATCAATATTTGGAAATTGGATTGTCCTAGTCTTATTAGGAGTACATCCCCAGCTTATTAAGTAATTACAGGATTTTTGAGAACTTACTTCTAAAACATAAGCATCATATCCTCTATAAGTAACTTTTCTTATAGGATAATCACATTGTAGACAATCTCTAAATTTCATTATAATATCTTCATCTTTTAATTTTAGATAAAATTTATTTTTAGATACACTGCCATCTGAATACATTAACCCTAGAAAATAAGCTTTTGCCTCTGTATCAATATATTCAAAGAAGTTTTCATCTATTAAGTGTCTTCCTACTCTATTTCTTCTATGCTTTGAATAATCTCTTTTATATATGATTCCTGCACTTCTAATATACTTTAATACTGTACTATTACTATATCCTAATTTTTCTCCTATTTCTATAGGTTGCAATCCTTGATTATACAATTCAAGAATTGATTCTAAATTAATAACCTTTATATTCATACCTTTATTTTTAGATATATGTACAAAGGTAATGATAATAAATCAAGTATACAAATCTGTAAGTAACTCTATAATGGAATTGTTATAAAGTTTTTAATCCGCCATACATCTATAATCAATATTATTGAAAGTTGCTTTAAATTTTAGTTGATAAAATCTTTGTATGCTATTATCAAATATATTATCTGGCTCAAAATAGAACTTAGTTGCATTAGATGTTTTAAGTGCATCAATAGTATTCTGAACATCATTATAAAGTTGAGTACTAATAATTTTCTTTTCCCCAGCTAAATATAATAGACTGTAGTATCCAGCACAATCTTCTTTAATCTTTTTGACTCTTGTTTTTGGTAGCCAATGATTATTCCATTGTATATCATTAATAGATAACAAAATGTCATCATCAGGAATATCCTTTAGTGTATGATATTTATCTTTAAAGTCATTAAATAATTTTTTAACAATGGCAACAAGAGTATCTGATAAATTATTATCAAGTTCTGCTACCATGAATAATTTATTAAATTCTTCTTCACTTCCTGTAATAAGAGTATCTACACAAGAGCCAAAAATAAGAGAAGGAGTCTCTATCCTATCAAATAATTTGTCTAGGTTATTGAATCCTTCTCTTTCGTAGCGTGCTAAAATACTATATGACAAGGCAGGATCTGCTCTATATGTAGATTCATCTACCTGCCATGATATATCTTTTAGGCTTTTTCTTTCCATTTAATTAAACTTAAATTTAATCTAGATCATCAGAAATATCAAACAAATCTAGATAAGAGGTATATTCTCTTACATCTAGAGTTAATTGTTCTAATTGACCTCTATCTACTTTTAACCACTTCTCTTTATGAATATCATTATAATCATCCCTTTTCTTCATAAATAAACAAGATTCAACTATTTCACGAAGCTTCAAGAGTTCTCTATGTTCTAAGAATTGATTACAAAGTGCAGCATCTCTAGGTGGTAGGCATTTTAAGTTCTGCTGAATTCTTTGGTAAAGTTGGTTCATACTCCTTAATTATTTCTATAGCTTGAAGTAATTGCTTCTTTGTGTAGATTTCAAAGTATATGGAATGTTGCTTAGTTCTAATAAATATATCATCTAAATATTTTCTAAAAAGTTTTTTCTTTAGATAGAAAACATCATTCTCTATACCTTTAGCTTCTACATACACATCTAAGTTACCATATTTGAAATAAAAGTCTGGGGTATATCTGATTCCAACAATTTTACCTGTTTTTAATGTTAATATTTTGCTCTTTGTAGTGCCACCATTATTTATTCTCTTAGTTTGCTGAGCATCAGATTCTTTATCATAGAAAGGAGTCATTGGAATAAACCCACTCCATAATTCATGTGTTTTAGGTTCATATTGTGGGTTAAATCCTTGTTCTAAAAGAGTTTTATAAATACTCTTTTCGAGTTGAGATTTAAAGGTCAGATTACCAGACTTACACTCTGTGGCATTTCTGATTTTCTTATTATTTTTAGGCATTCTTAAAAGTATTCTTTAGAAGCTCTTTAGTAATAGAGTATGCAATTTTAGCATCCTCAACGCTTCTAAAAGCTGGAAAAGCCCTATAACTCTTTATAGATTCTTTACAAATTTCATGTATTTTACCATCTTGTGCTGTAATAGCAAATATCTTTTCACTATCATTAATATGATCTTTGTATTTCTTATCTAACTCAATAGCAATCTCTTTAAGTATAAATTGAGTAGTTGCCCATGGATTAACTTTATAAAGAGTTTCTAGGATTTTACTTACTTTTTCTATCTTCCAATTAGTTTTCTTTGATATTCTTTCCAATGAATTATTCCAAAGAAAATCAAAATCATTACTAGAATCTTCTACCTTCTTCACCTTACCATCTTTAATTAATTTTTGCAACATCTGTCTAGTAGCAATAGTGGTTTTAAAAACTTTTGTAATACCACCAACAGAGTTTTTGAAAATACTTACAATGGTAATTTCATCACCTATTCTGATTTCATTACCATCAGAAATTGAAATAAATTTTGTCATTTTCTTATTTTATTTATTTGTTAATAAACTCTTCTTTGAACCATTCTATTCTCTCTTCATAAAGATCATAGAGTATTTTATTTATTTCTACCCATATATTATGAGGAAATCTTTTATTAGTTCTTGCAAAGTATGAAGGATGGTCAGTTTTTATTATATAATTATCCTTCTCAATATAAGGTTCTAATATTTTTGCTTGACTTCCAAATAATACATAGATAGTTCCAGGTTTTAGCATTGACATTTTCTTTAAAAGGGAAATCATAAAAGGTCTCCAATTTAAAATGTGAACTCCAACTTTTCCAACTTCTGTAGTTAAGGCAGAGTTAATCATTAGTATTCCTTGCTTTGCCCAACTCTCTAATGAGTTGTCAAAGGTAATCAAATTATGCGGAATTTCAAAATTTATAACTGATTCTTTTACTACTTTTAAAGACGGAGATAATTTATTTTCTGGAGTATTGAGGGAATTTCCAAATAGAATTCCTTGAGCTATACCCTTTTGAGGGTAGGGCAATTTGTTATCATAGAAGCTCTTTATCTTCTATATCTACATATTACTATGTAGTTCGGACTATATCTTCACTATTGCTAGTGCAGGGCACTCTTGTCAGGTTTATTATTTATGCTATTCACCTGTTAGTCTCTGAACCTTCTACATACTTTTATGCACTTCTGTAGCTTGGCTGCCGATTGTCCTAGTAGGATGTTCCAGCAATTCACCCTGTTTATACAGAACCCTTTCTCTATAATTAACCAATTTGTATTGCATTGATGGAATGATGTATTCCTTTATTATAGAAACAAACAGTTTAAAGTCTTTGGCTTGCAAGTACATACTATTATCATGTTTTCCTACATTAAAATGTAAATTAAATTTTTTTAATAATATGTCAGACAGAAGCTTTTGTTCATCTAAGGTAAAAGAGCATGTAGATAATATACATGAATTTTTAGTTACATAGCCATCATCCATATACCAAATAGCTAATCCAAGAGCATCAATATCATCTACAAAGTCTTTTAGTACTCTTTTGTGACCTTGAGCATCATAATATTTCTCTCTTATATTAGTGAATATAGGATGTAATCTAGATTTATGTCTACATTCTATCAACTCATGTGTATATCTTTTATTTCTAATAATATTATATCTTATAGTAGATGCTAGTCCATATTTATTCAGAATATCTACTTTATATTGTAGGTATTCTTTTTGTTTTATGGAATGGGCAATACTTAGACACATATTTTTAGCAGTTCCTCCTGGGGAGCAAAAGCATCCATCTCCTAACAAACTTCCAATCAAGAGCTGTTTCAAATCATTTCCAACTATTAATTCTTTATAATTCTTCATATCACTTTATTTTAGTGATACAAAGATAAGGTATTTGTCCTATTATTGCAATACTTTAAATAGACTATTTATAGATATGCTAATCCTGCCCTATAAAGATAACTCTGCAACTATTATAAGGGCAAAGTTTGAATGCTTTAAATACATCTCTTATTGATGGACATAAAGTGGATTGATTAACACTTTTTAACCAACCCATTATCTTCATAGTCTCATTTCTATCTAGCACTTTCATCCAATCCCCAAAATATTCATCTATTGTCATAGCTTTCTATTAACAATACACTCTTTTGCAATTTCAAGAAGTTTATCTTGTATGCTTTCAACTGTAGTTCCAGGTAATTCTGGGATATGAATTTTATATGTAGAATCTTCTTCTGTACCCATAGTTCCTTCATAGATTACTTTTGTTACATAACTACAGTCAAAGCCATCTTCTACATCTAAAGGAATAACATCAGAGTTCTCATCATATTGAATAATATCCATAGGAAGATAAGCACAAGTTCTAAGCTTTCCATAATTATCATAAGGAGGTACAGCAACTACATCAGCAGGATTGATAAGACAAGCTAGTCCAGTATTTCCATAATAATTCTTCTTCAACCACCCTCTACCTCCAATGTGTACAATTTTATTATCTATAGAGCTTTTTATCTCTATATTCTATAGGTATTTGGATTTCCCTATAGTTTAGCATATATTTTCACCCTCAATTAAGTAGGGTATGAGCACTCGTGGACAGATTATATTCTTATTTATAAGGTTCACTGTCTATGCGTTACACTGAGCATAACTCTTTAGTTTTATGCTTTAGCTCGGTATTGTTACAATAATTAATACTATTAATTGCATTTATATATTTTCTTCTCAAATAATAAGTACATCCTTCATAAAGGTTTTTACAGATAATTAAAACATCAGACTTCTTTTCATAGGATAAAGTATAATAGTTATTTATATGATGTAAATGTCCCCTACATTGACTGAAATAACTTTGTATCTCCTCCAATATTCTAGGTACTCCATTACACCAAGTAATACCTAATTTATACCATGTTCCTTGTTTGTCAAATCTAATACAGCCATCACCATCTGTATAGCCTCTTATAAAGTCTTTCTTATATTGGAATGGAATTTTAAGTAGAATATCACAATTAGTATGTGTCTTATCAGTAGTAAAGCCTAATTCTTGTAATTTTTTATACAATCTTTTAGACCTAAATCTGATTTTTACTTGAGGATTTCTTTTTATATTTTGATAATTTATATATTGAATAATAGATGTTGGAGCTATAAATTTTTTAATAAGTTCTAATATCTCTACATCTTTTTCATTTAATAAAATTCCTATTCTACCATCACTTGATATATAACCATCAGCATATAAAATTCCTAATAAATAAGCTTTTATTTCGGAGTCTATATTATCAAAGAAATCATCCCTACACACATATTTTCTTTGGTCTGCGTTTTTTCCTAGCTTTTGTCTAATCCAATAATCCCATGTTCCTCTAGAAATATTGTATTTTTCTCTAATTTGAGAATAAGAGAGCCTATTTTTAATATGCTCCTCTTCATAAATTTTTAAAAAGTTCATATCTTTTATATTAATACTGCAAAGATACGACCTTTTCTGCAATTATCCAAATAATTTCACCGATTTTGCTCAATATTTTACAATACTATTACTAGTAAAGTGGGCTACATATTAACCCTGTACTACAAGTATTCTCTTGTACAGTATCACATTTATCTCTATCCATAGTAACCATCTCACCAATTTTAATCTTGAAAGTATGAGAATGATGGTCAGTAAATACATTTTCTTCATTTGTATTATCTACATTTCTGTAACCTACGAAGAATCCACATCTTGAAATGGTCATACCATATCTCTTTAAGAACCAAAATAGATTCTTTCTACATCTTTCATCTGGGTTAAGTGACATAAGTGTCCAAAAATTTCTATATGTAGAAATCTTTAAGTCATTATGCTCTAGTTCAGCATCTACAATAGCTTCTGCTAATTCTATTGGAATAGATAAACTAGACACATTATCCCAATAAATAGTATTATCATACACTCTAAGAAGTTTAGACTGTCTTAGTTTCTCAATTGTAGATAATACTTGATTACGAGACTCTACTTCTTGCCCATACTCTGGGAATAAAATTTTTAGAACTTCATTATCTGACTGAGAATTAACTATCTCATTAAATTCCTCATCAGTAACAGTCCCCTCAACAAAGTTACCATTATTGAGAAAAACAGTAACTTTGTTATCAACTTTAATTACTTTCTGCATAATACTCTTAAAAGTTTGTTGTTTTTTATTTCATTATAGGCTTTCAGATTAACTCTAAAAGCTCTCTCTTTAATTACAATCGCTGTCATTAATAGGTTCTTTAGATCTCCATCATCAGTAGAGAGTCCAACTTCTTTACTAAGGTTAGTGTATGCTGTAGTACATTCTTTAAATTTCTCACATATATATTTAGTATATGGATCTATTTTTTTGCATTTAGCTGCAATTGCTAGATAAGTGTTGCTAAGTAGAAATTTATTACAAAGATCAAGAATTTTAATGAACTCCACTCTAAGTTGAGGAGACACTATATTTAATACCCTCCAAACATCTCTCTTTAATGGTATATAACCAAATACTTCTAATATAGTATGAAGTTTTATTATAAAAGGATCTTCTGATAATACCCAATCCTTATTAACTAAGAAAGTGGGTTTAATTTCATTAAGACAATCAACTATTTCCTTTCTTGCCATAACATACTTAAATCCTCTTGAACAGGCAATACTATACCAACCACAAGAGTCTTTCATACCTGATAGAATTATTCCACTTTTTAGAGATTTTAGGTATTTAATACAAGATTGCAGATCATTAAAATATAATTTTTCTCTATAATCTCTATTCCTTTGAATATAAATAATAATGTCTCTGTAATTAGTCTGTACTTTAGTAGTTTTTGATGCCTCTTTGAAATCTAAAAAGGATTTATCATTATCTAGGTCTATAGTTTCAATTTTTGACATAACAAAGTCATACATATAACCAAAGACCATATCTTTTTTAGCAATTCTATCTATGCCTATTTGGAGATGTTTACTTAAATAAGTTATAAATTGTTCTTTACTGAAAGGAGCTACTATAGCATAATTTTTGTAGTTTTTTAATAACCAGTTTTTAATAACAGAAGTTAATCTAGAACTATTTACAGATAATATAGATTCATAGCTCATTAATGTTTTATATCTAATACTATATGGAAATTTATTTTGATAAAACTTTCTATCACTAAGCACTCCCCGTAGATTAAATAGTTCTAAACTGAAGAATAATGCTAAAATGTCTTTATACTCTCCTAGGTCAGTAGAGCCTTTAAATGTGATAGAATTTGTATCCACCTTGGTATAGTATCCATTTCTTACATAATAACTCTTTGTGGGTGTATAAGTGTTTGTTAGAGGGTTATAACATATCTCTGGTTCTAATGCTCTCCAATACTCATAGAGATTATTATAATTCTTAGTAAGACACTTTTTCACCAAGGCATCCAGCTCTGCCTTAGCCATACGAATTTTATCATCTATCTTTGCTATGGTACTACTAGAGTATATAATACTTTCTCTGTTAGGAGTTATAGTTAAATCCCCCACATCAAAAGTTATTGCAATTCCTGAATATTTAATTTTTGATAAGAAATCTCTTGATTCTGGTGATAATAATAACTCGTTACAGGGGTATAGAACATTTCCAAGAAGTATCTTATTATTAACTTCTGTTGAAGATACTGCAAAATTATTAAATCTTTTAAGTTTAGTTTTGTTAATAGGACTAACAATGCCATCAACATATACATTAGGGAAGAATACTATATATGATAAAGCCGCTTTATATGGTTCTATTTTACTTATGTTTTTTATAGTAATCTCTACACCATTCTTTTCCTTTGTAGGCTTCTCAGTGACTAGATTAGTAGTAATAGTATTCTCACTTTTTACCATAACATACATATATGCAATTCCATTGTAATATGAAGTTATATAAACAGTATTACTACATGCTAGTGAGCTATATTTTCCAATACCAAAGCCTCCAATATAGTCATTACTCTCCCTCTTTGTGCTACTACCAATATTACAATAAACTTCTTTAAATCTCTCTAAACTTAGACCAGTACCAAAGTCCCTAATAGAAATTTCCCAATTATTATAAGAATTTTTATTAAATTTAATTATCACAGGAATATCCGTGGTTCCTGCTTCTACATGACTATCCCAAGCATTACTAACAATCTCTCTAATGAATGATTGCTCTGGATCTGAATATAAGTTAGATGATAGTAATGTAGTAATAAATTCCAAGTTCTTTGGATCTATGGAAGTTTTAAATTCTTTAACATCTCCTAAGACTTGTATATTTCCCTTTCTTGCATTTATTATCATACTAATAAAATAAAAAAAGGTAAGCAGAACTAACTTAGTCAACTCTGCTTACCTAGTAAATCCTTATGAATTAATGTACATAATTTCAGAATCAAGAAGAATGTGTTTCTTCTTTAAAACTTCAATTAATTTATCACACTTACAATTATTGATAAGTTCAAGATTTGGGTCTTTAACCTTATCCTTCTTTGTAATGTTTTTTGCAATGTTACTTGCAAGTTGAGCTGATTGAATAACATGAGCAAGTTCTATATTGCCCACTCTAGTGTAATTATCACCATACACCTTTTTAACTTCATCTTGAAGATTAAGCTCTTTAATTTTTCTGTAAAGTTCTTTTCTAGTCATCATAAAATAACTTTAAAATCATTTGTTTAAACTGTTCTTTATTATTTAGAACCTTATATAGGTCACTAATATCTTTACCACCTTTAAACTTTGGGAGAACTATGTTAATAAATCCTGTTTTATTGGCTAAATGAACTCCATCTTTTAAACCAGTATCATCATTGTCAAAGCATATATAGACTTTGGTAAATCTTCTTCTTAGTTCATTTATTGCTGTATTGCCTATTCCATAACCTTCACCTTGTGTAGCTAATGCTGGAATACCTGTATTAGCCCATAAACATAAAGCATCTTTTAGAGAGGAACAAATACAAATTTTTTTACCTTCTTTAGGTACTTTAGTCCATAAGCTAATTACAGATTTATCATGTCTGTTACTCCATTTGTAGCCATTTTTATTAAAAGGTTGATATATTTTTAGAGTTGTTCTACCTTCTTTGAATTCTACATAAGCATAAGCATATTTATCGGCTCCAAAAGCATAGCTTTTGTCGTTTTTTATAATTATCTTATGTGAAATTGGATATACATCTGCATATTTTAACCACTCTAGTGATATACCATAGGATTTCCAATACTCTAAATCATAGTTTCTCCATTCTCTTACTTTACATTGTAAATCAATATTGCTATTTATTTTACAACTCTTTATTCCTAAGTTACTAGTGTTAACCTTAGTACTATATGATTTATCTCCTAAGTCATTATAAACTTTTGCTACTGCTTCTGAAATACTACAATTCCACATCTTAGTCAATAAAGTCCATATAGTACCTGACTCTCCAGTGCTAAAGTCTTTAAAATTAACTTCAGTTCCACTAGGACAGTATAGAGCAAAAGATGGTTTGATATCCTTTCTCAGTGGACTATGTATTAGGCTAGGAATAGACTTAATATTTAGATAATAGGCAGCAATATCAGCCTGAGTTAAATTGCCTAAGTTTAAATAAGGTTCTTTTGATTTACTACCTTTACCTATCATAGTTTATTATGCAAATGGGTCACTTACATCTTCTGAAGGAGCATCAAATGGCATATTAGTATCTTCTGTAGAAGTGTGAAAACTTGTAGGAATTATAGAATATTCATGTACAAGCTCTGCTGAGTACTCTGTGTTAAGAACTTTACCATTTTCAGAAGCATAAGCTATATCTGCTTGTAACATTTTATCAAGACTATTAAAATTAGTAGAAGCATTGCTCATAAACTTCTTAGTATATACAGATTGAAACAATCTGCCAGAGTTTTGGTCTGTTCTTACACCAAGACAAACTTTTACCTTATTATTAGGTTGAAATCCAAGAATTTCTTTAATCTCTGAGAAATCACCCTTGAAGAGTTTCTCAAATGATTCTACTTCAAGCCTACATTCACAGTCTTCAGGTTTAACATCATTGTTAGGAACCATACATCTTTCATCATTATCCCATTTGGTAATACTAGGAATACACAAGAATATCTTGATGAAAGCAGTAAGGTCTTCCTCACCAACGAAGGCAATTCTATAGTCATTACTGATGTCAGCTCTCTTACCATTACTATATGTAGGTATTTCTTTAGCAGAGATTTCTGCTTCTGTTGCCCAAGCAAATCTACCATACTTATCTACTACCTGATACTTGCCAGACTTAGCACCATGTTGCTTCTGATTAGTAACAAAAAGTGACATAGTTACAAGAGGCATCTCAAAACCAATCTTCTCCACATCAGGTTGCATTACTACACTTATTCTCACATTCTTATAAGAGTTACCTTCGGCATCTTCTTTATCCTGTACATAAATAGGAGCTTCCTCCAAAGTAGTATTAAAGAGCTTCTCATGCTCTGCTTTGTTAGGATTTACTGCCTTTACAAATACTGGACAGACTCCAATATATCTCTTAAATTCTTGAGCCTCTTTTGAGGCATTTCCCTTGCTAATTGCCATGATTTATATTCTATTTAGTTGTTTATTATTAAAGTTCATCTGTTGACTCTGTAGGTTCATTATCTGATTCCTTATCACTTACCATAGTCTCTTCATTGTTAACAGGAGTCTCTTCCTCAGTTACAGGGGGAACAATAGTATCAGGATAGATAAATTCAAATGTTACTTTCTTAATAACATTACCATTCTTATCTACTTGATCAGTAGGAGTTACTACTTTCTTGATGATATCCTCTGTGTGATAACCAGTCATAGCTACAGTAGGAGCATCAGTAAGTTCAATTTGTTGATTAACATTTGCTAATTCAGCTTCAATTGTAGCTTTTTTAGCTTCTAGCTTGTTTTTCTGTTTGAGGAATCCCTCAACATTTTGAGCTGTTCTTTTCAACCTTGCAAGCTCAAACTTTGTAAATTCTTTTTTCTTCATTGTTGTGTTAATTATTTGTTAATAAAAATTTTTGAAGTGTCAAATACCACTTCATTGTTATCATTTGATTCTGCTACTTGAATCTTCTTACCTCTAAGATGTGGACATCTAGCTTCCCTTATTGTGTTATCTCCACCCTCAAATGATATATAAGTCTTATTTCCCTCTCTATAGATTAAGCCTATTGCATCCGCTTCTCCACAAATAATGTCTGCTGCTTTACCTGCCAAATCTACTGACATTTCAGACATCTCTTGAGAATCTTTTCTAATCTGTTTATCTTTTACATGAGTAACTAGAATAAGGGTTTCACATAGAGGTTTAAACATATCTATCATTTGTCTGATAGCTTTCCTTAGATACAAATAGCCACTTCCGTTGGGTAAGAGCCTTACATCAGCTTTAGGATCAATAACAGGTTGATTAGTTTTAGGATTTTTTATAATCATACCTTTACTATCTTTCATAACTCCAAAACCTACACCCATAGGGGTATTTCTATAGAGTTCTGCTGCATAGGGAATACTCATTTCTTCAAGTCTAGTAGCGTTATCTATAGTAATAAACCTATAGGGGGCTTTATGAAGTTCCTTACCTTTGGTTATAATAGCATCCTTAATTTCCTGTAAATCTTTCATTGACCTAGCTTGTACTTTCATTACAGACAATGCTCTATAACCATCCTCCAAATCAATAATAAGATTATCATCAATGGCTGCTACAAATGAACTTTTTCCTTGTTTTGGTCTACCCATTACAATAAGTAGTTTAGGATTGTAGTTATCAACTACACTTCTTTCTGTTGGTAATTTAATCATGATTAAATAATTTATTTAGTTTATTTGTTATAATAAATGCTAATAATGTTACTCTATTATTAATATTTTTCTTTTTATTTTCTATTTCTCTATAAATTCTTTCAATCTCTATACTATCTGAAGGTCTAGGTAATTCTTTATAAAAGTTAACAGCTCCATTAAAATATAATGGGCATATTGTATTAGATTCTCCACTTCTATTAAGAACTATTTCAAGACATCTAAAGTTGCCTTTTAATATTTTAATGTTGTATCCTAGATATTCAGGTATTTCAAAACTAAAAGGATTAGTTATACCCAGCATTACATCTACCGCTTTACCTGTGTCCTTGCTATCAGCTAAACCTGCCAATGTTGGTCTGATTTTATTGCTCTTAAAAGCATCTAAGCCTATAGTTTCAATATTTTGCTGTTGAACTACTACAGGTATATAGTTATAGTTATTTCTGGCTATAATAAGATATTCACATAGCTTATTTATACTCTCTCTAAGAGTGAAACCTCTTTCAGTATCTAGCAAAGACACATGGTCTACTATAAACATTACATATTCATTCTTTTTGTAAGGTTCATAATAGTCAAAAGCCTCTCCAGTTCTTTCAGTTCCATCTATATCTTTATATCTATAGCTCTTTTTATGTATTATTCCATGATTCTTAGCATAAGTATTTATATCTTTCCATACTCCTGTTGGGTTTTTAGAGTCACAAAATCTTATATGTTCTTCATAGAAACTAAGAATATCTACTATCTCCTTAGAATCTAAAAGATTTAATATTTCTTTGCTAACAGGTTTCTTTGCATTAGTTGAAGTTAAGTCCTTAGGACTTATTTCTATATTATATAATGTATATAGTAAGTAGCACATGAACCTCAAAGTTATATTTTCTTTAGTTTCTTCTAGAGCATAATAGAATATTTTTGGAACTAGAATATTAGGGTTATTATAAGCAAATAACACAGTATTATAAAGAAATAGATAATTCATTATTTGTGTTTTAGAAGCTTTAGATGCTCCACTTACAAGATAAAATTTACCTTGTTCTATTCCTGGAAATTGCTCTGAAAATCTAGGAAATGGGGTAGGAATACAATTAACTTCTCCACTAAGTACTTTATTCCTTCTAGCTTCTATAAAATCTTTTAATCTTTCTCTTATACTCATACCATATTACTTACCCAATCTTCTCTTTGAGCATCTAATTGACCACTGTTTTCAATAATAGACATAAGCTCTGATTTTACATCTACATTACCATCTGCATCCTTTACAGATTTTAATATAAAATATTTAAGTAATTGCATATATCTATAATTTCCATTAAAGGAGCTTACATACTCCTTAGTAGCCTTTATCACACTCTCTTTATTAATAACAAACCCATATTTAACTACAAGTGTTTTGAGTTTTTTTGCTACCTCTGCTGTAGTTCCTCTCCACATATATGTAGTTCCATCTTTTCTTCCTGTTGGGTAAATTTCTCTTAGCTCAGTAGCTAATTCTGTAAATTCTGAATCTTTGTCAATTACATTTTTATCAGAATCTATAGAAATAGTAGATATCAAATCTTTTACCTTATCACTAATAACTAGTTTTCCACTAGAAAAAAGGTCTTTATCAGCAAAACCTTTAGCTACTAATGATTGTGAAATATCTCCAATATCTACCTCTTTAGCACTGAGGAACAAGACTAAAAACTCCTCTAGAGTTAAATTATTATTCTCAAGAATAGTTTGGTCTATAGTTAATTTCATATCTTAATCTTTTTATAGTTATTGATTATAGTAACAAGTTTAGGGTTATAATTTTCAAGCATTTTATTAATTAATTCTTCTTCTCTTGTACCTACAAAATAAGGAACAATAATGACTGGATTCTTATGTCTAAGTAATCTACCCATCCTTTGCAATACAATAGTATTAGAACCATTTAGATTAGCATAGATACCAACTTGACAATTTACAAGATTCATTCCCTCATTGAGCATATTACAAGCAGTAATGTGGTTTATCTCACCTTTATTAAAGGCTTCAAGATATTCTATAGACTTTTTATTCTTACTGTTAATACAATATTCTCCAAGCATTTCTGTCTGTTCAATGCTATTACAAAATATTAGTGTTTTATGCTCGCCAAGGTGTAATAAGATTTGTTGTACATAAGGAATTTTTTTATCACTCAGCCACTTTAATCTATCACTGCATAATCTAAGCCATTTATTCTTAGCTATCTCACTTCTTGATCTTAAGTATCTCTTTTTCCAATACTCAATTTGGTTATCTAATTCAGTAATATATTGTCTTTGGGTGCAATAAATTCTAACTGGGTTAGTTTTTTGCTTCATAAAGTTCCATCTCATAGCCCAAGAAGTTTCTATTAGTTTCCCCTTAGCTTTAGGATTCTTCCAAATAGATTCTGTTGGTAGATCAGTTCTAAGACTTAATGGTAATATGTACACTTTTGGGTCTGGTAAAATATCATCATCTATTATATCCCTCAAGCTTTTCTTATATGATGTTAAATCATCAAATACCCCTACTAATTCATCTTTGAGCTTATTACCTACTGTTGCTGATAGTAATATACTATGTTGAATATCAAAATAGCATAAAGCTTCTCTACATCTTTCTGATAAGTGATGGCACTCATCAAATATAGCACAATCATACTTCCCTGCATATTTAGGAAGAGAAACATAAGTAGTCATAGTAATTTTTAGATTACATTTTGACCACCATTTTTTAAACTCATCAGCCCAATTCTGCTTATGAACATTTCTATTTACTACTAACAATAGAGTTTTTGCCTTTAAATCTTTAACTTTCTCTATAGCTAATCTGGATTTCAATTTTGTTATCATAAAGCTTTTTATCTTTATTTCTTATGCTTCATTTTACATAAGTTCGGCGTACATTTTCACCTTTAACTTAATAGTAAGGGTAGGACACTCTTGGGTCTATTATATTTATTCAAGACCTACGCTCTACACTACTAATTAACCTTTTGCAATTTAATTAGTTAGCACGGTATTGGCATCTCAGCTTTCACCGTTTTTGCCCTATAATCATATTAAGAATTTCTTCTTAACACGGCAAATCTATTGTATTTTCTATCTAAATATATAGTAGCATCTTCATATAGAATAGTAGCAAGCTTATCAGCTTTATCACAAGAGCAACTAATACTATAAGTGTTGCTAGTACTCCTTTTATTTCTAGCTACCTTTCCTGTAAAGAACTCAGGAAAATAATTAATAATTCCATCTAGAAACTCTTTAGTTCCAATAATTTCAATTACTAATCTACCTGTTTTAGTATATGTTAAGCACCCATCCCCATCAATATACCCCCTTATAAAATCCTTGATTAATCCTGTATTTTTGAATATACTTTTATCAGGGAATTTTAGTATTAGAGATTTTCTAGGAATACACCCTAATTCAATTAGTCTATCATGGAAGTGCTTATCTGTAGCATTAAATCTACATCTTTGATAAGCCTTTCCATTACATCTAGAATTAGACAGCTTCACTTCATTCCTACTCTCTAAGAACTCTTTGAATTTTTGCAGATGCTCTTTATCTACACTAGCTAATGATAATTCTACTTGATTATCTCTTGCAGAGATACTTCCATCAGCATATAAGAATCCTAGCCAATAAGCTTTCTCCTCAGTATCAATACTATCAAAAATTTTGTTGTTAAATTTTAGTTCATTATGATAGTTGTGAAGATTAATGCCTAGCTTTCTTAATTTCCTGTGTACTGTAGAATAATCTAAATTCAATATAGAACTTATCTCTTTTCCTGTCTTTCTTTTCTGAACTAGCTTTAATAATTCAGATGTTACTTCTCTGTATTTGCCCATAATATTTGTAGTTTATTTGGCAAAGGCACAGATAATTATTTAGATATGCAATAGGTTAAGTAAATTACTTAACTATTTTACCAGTTCCAGTAGCTAGTTCTAGTAACCAATTAGTACCTTTAAGCTCTAATATTTCCTTTAATATATCTTCTCTTGTCATTTTTTTCTTTTATTTACAATTTTCTTTAATAATGGTATGTACTCTATACTTTCTGCATACTTAATTCTATTTAAAAATAGATAATAGTCCTCAGAAGGCTTATACCTCCGTTGAATCCAATTTTTGTAGGCTATAACACTTTCAGACCAATGATTGAATCTATAATATTGTTTCTTTCTACTATTATAGAGTCCAAATAAATTATTATATTCTAAACAAACTCTGGATTTAAAGTGTCCAGTTTCTAATATAGCTTGAGCATACACTATATCTTCATGATGTACTTTATAATAGATTAAAGCTTCTTCTAAACCATCTTTAGGAGATTGTGTAAGAAATTTTGGCTTTACCTTAAAAGTATCAGATGACTCTTTAGTATATAAACAAGAAACTTTCTTATTTGATGAGTCTACACTTTTATGTTCTATAATTTTGTACTCTGTTATTTGTAAGGATATTATAACTAAAATACAACATAGTGTAGTTAATACTATGAATATAATTCTCCCTAATGTGGGATTTCTTAACCATTTATTTACCATATTTTATTATCATTTATAAAAAAAATAAAGCTAAGTAGGATTTGCTATAAAATAACTATCCTACTTAGCTCAGTGGTTTTACCACCCAAACTAAAATTAATCTTCAAAAATAGTATAGTGAAAACTTATTGCACCTAAGTCTTGAGCTATAAGTTCACAATACTTCTTTATCTTAATATCTTCTGATAAAGTGTCCCATAGTCTTTTAGGTTTCTTACCCTTAGTAGCACTTATGAATCTACTATACTTAGGACTAATTGGTTCTTTTATTATTTGTTCATAAGCTTCTTTTGACATTCTTAATACCTGTTTAGCAGGTATAGATTTTCTAGTCATAAAGTTTATAATTACAGGACCTTTATCTTTCTTAGATTTATCTCCCTTAAGAACAATTTTATGTTCTTCCATAAACTTTTTTGGTTTGTTTTCAGCCACCTGTTGGCTTATCATAGTACTTCCTGGAAGTACAAATGTAAGACTTAACTTTGGTTCAACCATAAATTAATTAATAATGTCGTTGTTTATATTTTTCTTTATTTTCTCTTTAGAGTCTTTCTTCATAATAGATTCAAAGAACTTTATCTTAGCTACTGACTTTACCATCTCCATGAGTACTATAAAGTTTCTTAGAGGCATAGTAAGCATTATAGAGGAGATAACAATCGTTACAAGATTAATACTCTTTCCAGAGAAATTTTCAATGAGGCTTGTTACATCCTCAATCTTAATATTCTTCTCTTTGTATTCTTCTTCTTTCTCCTTGTAAGCTACCTTAATTGTTTCAAGTACTCTCTTAATGTCTTTCTCATTGATGATAGACATCTGATTTTCTTTGTCTGCTGCCATAATTTTGTTTATTAAAATTAATATAAAATAAATAGTGTTTTCTAAAAATAGCTACTTAATTGATACATTATCAGTGTATTGCATTAACCACTATGCTAATCATCCATCTTTATGAGAATAATATAGGACTCGAACCTATGAAATAATAGTATTGTAAGTAGCTCAAATGCAGTAAAATATAAAATTTTACTATATGAAAGAAAGTAAGTTATTGGCACTGATATTATCCCTATAATATAAATAAACATTGTAACCAATGTGTTTTGTAAGTGCCAAAAGCGGGGAAGGTAGGACTCGAACCTACATTTGATAGTTTATGAAATCTATTGCTTATTATTAGTGTTGTAAGTATCCATGATACTATTAAACCATTTTAGCTACTTCCCCTTGTTGTTTATAGTTACTTAATAATGTATGTTAGATTTGAACTAACTGTCTTTGAATTATAAATTCAACGCTTTACCAAATAAGCTAATACTATTAGTATTGTAAGTAACTTATATGTCTATAGACACTAAAAAATCATAATACACAAATCCAAATTTAATTTTAGAGATTATATTGTAAGTGTCTTTGAGTAAATATAGGAGGTATTACTCCTCCTATATTTTTTTATTGATATTAAACTAATTATTGATACTAAACTAAAATTAAATGCTTCAAGAAATTAATATATTAATTGTAAGTATCAGTTATTATGCTTAGTTAAAGTACATTTTCCTTTACTATATCATATCTATTGCTCCTAAACAAAGATTGTAAAGGAGTATAAACATCCATAATATCCATATCTTTGAAGTTAGTTAAGAACTGCTCAATCTGTGCTACATTAGCAGGGATATAAATCATATTCTCAATACCTTCAAATCTATTGATAGAAGTACTTCTAAAACCCCAACCACCATCTACATCAATAGCTACAATGTAGGGTTTAAATCCAAAGTATCTTTGACATTTCATCATAAAACTATTCATTGAAGCTTCAGGAGATGGAAATGAGTTCCATTCACCATCACTAATAATAGTCCATACAGGATAATTCTTCAGAGCATCAAGTATTTGAGGATTACGCTGACATTCCAAATGTAAAGTATCTGGAATTTTATCAATATAAGTACAACCACCTTGGAATACTGCATTACAGAAACTCTTAATAGATTGATAATTGTCATAGAAGCTCTTCTTAGGGTCAACAAATGGAGTTTGCTTAATCTTTACTGCGTTACTTCTAATGAGAGAGTTTGCAGAAGTAGCTTTTCTATCTATACAAGTATGCCAATGACTGTTACTATTGAAGAAACCAAGTAAGTTTCTACCATCATCATCTGGATTCTTACATAGACATACAGAAGCCAAGAATGAAGCAAAGTTAAAGGGTTTACCTCTCATAGAACCTGAATCATCTATAATTACAAGACTATTATAAGGAAGATTAACCTTAGTCATGAATGTTTCAAGCTTTAGTTTATCTACATTGCCATAGCAAATATCATTGTACAGCTCTTTGAAGTTAGTTGCACCTGTATTAACCTTAGCCTGCTTTGCAACTTTCCTTAACTTGATTTTATCTTCCTCTGTAGCTTGTCCCTGTCTAACTTTTTCCTCTAGAACTCTTTGTTCAGTTTGTTTAGATTCTTTATATCTCTCCCATTCAGTAAGCCAAGGTTGGAACTTAGAATATTTATCCTTCTCAGTATCTTTAATCTTACTATAAAGGATTCTGTTCTTAACTCTAAACCTTGCTTGTGAAGGAAGTTTGTCAAACCAATCAATAAATGACTGTTTATCAAACTCATTAATTTTACCTGTAGAAAATAGTACTGACTCAAGGTTACCATTATAATCCTTTCTCCACTTTCTATAGCCTTTGAAGTTAGCATAGCCCTCATTTACTTCATACTCCCAACCCATAAGTTCTGAGAGCATTATAAGTAACTTGATCTTATCTTCCATTACCTTTTTAGTTTCAGGAAGCATCTTGCTATGACCACTTCTCTTACCTACTCTAGGAAGTGTTAGAAATTTAGCAACAAGAGTTTTATTAAAAGGATTACTACCATTGATAACTTTATAGAGATAGTTTGCAATAACCTCTCTATATTTTGCTTCAGCAAAGAGATTATGTATTCTAATAACTCTAGAACCTTTAGTTTGTACTCTATTTCTAAACAGCAAGTCAAAGCAAGTATATTCATTGAACAAACCTGCTTCAAGGAATTTTACAAATTGAGTTTGGTGTTTATTCCACATCCAATTAAGAACTACTTGAAAACCCTCTCTATTAGCATTACCACCACTGTCTTTTTTAACACCTTTAAAGATGTTATGTTGTCTAGCTGTAATATCTCCAATTGAAAAGAGTAAACTAAAGAACATTTTTCTTTTTTCTTTGTCATTCTTAACCTCTAACCAACAAGCATCTAGTAATGATGTATCAATTGCATTACATACATTTTGGAAGAGTTTAAGACAATTTTTTAATCCATAAAAAGGATTATTGTTACTTTTGCTATTTAATTTAACTTGTACCATCTTATTAATATTTATTATTATTTGTAAGTAACATAGTTAGGATATTCTTTTTATCTTTGAATTATATATGTCTTCCTTATACTATTAGAAAGTTTCAGCTTCATCTATAGCTGAAAGCTCTGCTTCAAGTTCCTTAATTTTATCCTCAGGTGATTTCTGAGAATCTTTAAGTTCTTTAAGTTTAGCTGTAAGTTCAGCTTTTTTCTTGATATTTTCTTCAACCTCCATTTTATATCTCTTGTAACCTATTACAAGGTTTACAAGTTCTTTTTGTCTTTTTGCAATGTCTAGTTGTTGGGCATTAATTTCACTTGCTATCCACTCATCTTGACTTTCAAGTTGCTTAATTTTATTAGATAAAGTAAGTCTAATATTATTAAGAGAGTTGATTGTAGTAGTGTGAAGCAACTCAACTACATTGATAGGTGTTCCTAGTTTAGAGCTTATTATTTCATTTCTAAGTAACATACCCATCAACAAAGTACACATTTTATTAAAGTGCTCTTTTGTAAAGTTAATCTTTGCCATTTTATTACAAAATTAATTTATAGTACTCTGAACCTACAGGCTTGATTTCTTTAATTAATTCTACCCTAGGTTCATTTGTTTCATTTGAGTAGCTTACTACTACTCTTAGTTCTTTGTTTTCATCAAGGTTTTTTAATAATTCCTTGAGGTCTTTAATCTTTACTTTCATTGTTGTTTACTTTTTTTTACTAGAATACTTTTATATGAATAATTATTTAGTATGTAAGAAAATATGTCAATAATATTTATAAGAATAACAACATCAGTTCTTGATATATTCTTTTTATCAGCACTAAATACTTTTATAAAGTTAATACCATTTTCTTTTAATTCTACATAAATGTATTTTCCAGTAGCACCACAAGCAAATTCTTGTATTGTACAAGGATGGTTATCTATATAAATTTCTTTTTTACAAAATTGGTCTATTTTTGGATCAGAAATAAGAGTAGATAAATTTATTGGCATAGACAGAGATGCTTTATTTAGTCTAAAAATCTGTCTAATACATTTATTATAAAGATCTTGAATTTCTTTATTAATACGAAGAAATTCTTTTGTTAGAATATCTGTATTTTTTGGAGAACAATCATAAAAGTCTTCAATAAGTTGTAACACCTTATGAAGTTCTTCTATGGATTCTGCTTCAGGAAATGCTCCTTCAAGAGACCCTCTTATACCTTTAGATTTTAGGAATTCTTTTGGGTGCTCAATTCCTACTACATCAAAGAATTTTTTATTAGTTGTATTAGGTTCATCTGAGGCTAAGAATGCTGAATGTGGAATAGCAATTACATGCCCATTAACTGTTACATTGGGAAGAATTAATGTAATTTTACTTCCATTCTCTAGAGTTTTAAATTTAAAATATTTCATAATCTTTTTAAATTAATTTCACCATATATCCATTCGATAATTTCGAATTGTATAATAAAGGTTTTTACATTTTAGTTTATACACATCTCCTTTAAGCCACAGTTCCTTGCTCCATTCTTTTAAAAAATCACTTTGATCCAAAGGCATAAATCTGCCAATATTTTTAAGATTGACATATCGTGTGAATTTGTATTTAACAGGATGTATTGATATCATTTCCACATAGTCAACCTCTTCAGACAATACTTTAAGTAGGTATTCACAGATACGTAAATCACGTAATACATTGTTTTCACTAGTCACGTTGTTACCACTACTCCACCATTTTATCATTTTCTGAACTTTTCTAAGTTCAAGATGATAAAAGAATGTATAATCCCATTGTCTATCATTCCAAATTACTCTGAAATAATAGATAAGATTTCCAATTCCTTGTTTGAATTTTCTATAATATTGTTTCATTGTTAATTTAATTAGTACAGGAAGTGGGACTTGAACCCACACGTTCTAATGAACATCAGAGCTTAAATCTGAGGTGTCTACCAATTCCACCATTCCTGCAATACATAAAAATAAATAATAATTTGAGTCATGTGTGGGAATTGAACCCACGAATCAACATTGGAAGTGTTGCATTTTACCACTAAACTAACATGACATATAGTTAATAATGCAAAGTTAATAATAATTTTATATGTAACAAAGTTTTAATTGAAAAGCTTAAGTAAATAAAGTAGAAAACCACTCTATCTTCACAGACCGAGTAGTACACATCATTGAAATATTTAAAAAACAAATGTATTAGATTTCTTTTATAACTAACATTTACACATAACTAAACTATAAATAACTTTTATTAGCTGATCTTATTGGAGTTGAACCAATATCTATAGTTTTGGAGACTATTGTTTTACCGTTAAACTAAAGACCAGTTAAATAGGACAACCACTTAACCTATTATGGTACGATAAGTTTTTTTAATTACTCGCAGGGACGTACTTTCAACTTAAACCCCGAAGTGGAAATTTTTATTTAGTTTTTATAATAATTAGTAATAATTTCAAAATCCTTTAAATTACTATACCTGGCTTCTATAATAGTCATGCCAAAATACTTACTGAAATGTTTAGCGATTTTAATTGTTTCATAATAATTTAATTGATTTAGTTATTAATAAATGGTTAATTGTTTTGAGTACTCCTTGTAGGACTTGAACCTACGACTCCCAAGGTATAAGCTTGGTGCTCTAACCGACTGAACTAAAGGAGTAATTATAAACCTCTCAAGAGTACTATTTTTAATAATTAATTTAACTATTAAAACTTGAGAGGTTTAAGTCAAACAGAGATACAATTAATAAAAGAATTTAATAAGAATAAATTACAGCTCATCTACATCTATCTGTTGATTTTGATATTTTAAAGTAATAAAATATCTCAGGGTTACTGACTTTTATTCACTACTATTAACCCTTTTTCGCTTAAATTCTTTTATCTTTAAAACTTTAGACTATTATTTCTACTAAAGGTTGTCCCAGTAATGTTCATAATTACTATTTAATTCTTTCTCAATAAGTATAGCATCTTGAAGATAAGCTTTTAAAAATTGCGAACAATCATCAAATGAATTAATATTTCCTTCAAATTCAATATTTAACCATTGTTCACAATATTTTATATCTTCTCTTTGCTTTTCTGTTGATTTAAGAAGTCTCATCGTAATTATAATTTTAATAACCTTTTAATTTTAGTCCATAATGAGCACTTTATAGATTTACTTTGTATGCCTTTGCCTGACTTTCTATTATTATAGATAGCATTTGGACTAACTACCATAAATGAAACTTTTAATTTTGAGGGATCTTTAGAAGGAGCTAGTACTTGATACCAATGTATTCTACAAGCAGCTTCTGTCCTATTTAGATCTTTACTTACTTCCCTAAAAGCTTTATTAATGTTTTGAGGATAGGCTTCTATAGCCTGGACTAAAACTTTGTTTTCCTCATCAGTCCAATACTTTCTTTTTGTCATACTTTATTACTTTGTTTCTTGTTTTTATTTATTTTGTACCCCTAGTAAGACTCGAACTTACATTTCAAGTTTAGGAAACTTGAGTTCTATCCTTTGAACTATAGGAGTTAATAGTCTTCCCAGTGAGACTCGAACTCACAACTTATGCTTTAGAAGAGCATTACTCTAATCCATTGAGTTATGGGAAGATAGTGCAGAGATTAGACTAAAAAATACTTAGTGCATTCTACTATGCTATCCATTCTATTGGCACAGGAGTTTGTCACCTGTTCTCTAAGTATTAGTTTTAGAAAAGAATCTCTGCACATGGCACGTGAATTTGTAATTTATAGGCAATACTAGACCTATAAATTTTGGTTCTACCTTTTATTGTACAATTATTTTGATAGCCTGGAATTATTTGGATTTGGTAATTATAGTATTCTATTCCACCCATGTGGGCTAGTAGAGGATTGAACTCTAAACCTTCACAGTATCAGTGTGATGCTCTAACCAATTGAGCTACTAGCCTATAATGCTATTGTTTCACAACAACAGCATTAATAAAACAGTATTAACAACCAAAACAGTATTAATAAGACAAATTAACTTTAATGAAACCTACATAGATTCTATTCTTTATCTATTTTAAATAATTTATTGCATAAGTTAAAGCCTGAAATTATTTTGAGTTCAGGTTCAGTTATTAATAAAGCACAAGCTAATATTAATAAAGTATCTAATACTACTGTACTTAAGAAAATAAAATATCCCTTGTCTGCTATACTATCTATACCACATATTGAAAACCATACTACTAGTATAGTAATCCACAATAAGATACCTTTTACAATTAATTTAATTCTTTTCATTGCTCTTGAAGTTTAGTTCTTTGTGTATTTGTTCTTTTATTTCTTTTGAAAGATATTGTTTATAAATTTTTCCAGTCCTCTTTGATTTTTTATTTACATAGACTGCCCCACTATTAGTAATATAAATAGGGTATTTATTACCACTTTTATCTTCCCAAATATATTTAGTTTGTTGTCCTTCACTCTTTGTAGTTTGAGAAGTTACAACTTTAAAGGTATTACCTTCTCTTGTTACTTGAGCACAGCTTGTACAGCTTAATAAAGCTATAAACAAGCAGAAAATGAACTTTTTCATTGTTTATTTTGTTTATTTTGTATTATATACTTTATAAATATTACATAAGCTAACCATAATACTGCTATTTCTATTAATCCTAATATAGATTTTTGAAGTAAATAAATCATAATTTTAATTTTTTAAATCAGTAGAAATAGTTATATATTATTATTTTTACAAAGTTCTTGCAAAGGAAAAAGATAGATTGGAATGGGAAAGATGATAGTTTATAAAATTTGCTTGACTATCATCTTCCCAATATCAAATCTTAGAGACCAAGGTCTACATCTTCCCAAGAGCTATTACCTGGTTTGCAAAGCTTGAAGGTTCCTGACTCAAGCTCAACAACTTGCAAGCTGTCTTTCTGAGTAGCAATTTGCTGAGGTGTAAGCTCTCCAAGGTTAGAGCTGAAAGCTACAAGAGTAGTAACACCTTCAGAATTAACAAAGGCACAAGACTTGAAAGGTTCACCAGTTTCCCTGTTTACAAAAGGAGCAACCTTCATCTTACCATGTGCTCTTGCAAAAGAAATCAAAGACCAAGAATTCTTAATACCTACATTCTGTGCTGTATTAGCCATAATAAACTATCCATTTCAGGACTACTGCATAAATTAAAGTATTATGCTACCTAGCTGCATTACTAAATTAGATCATCAGAGACAGCTAACTTCTGATTAATCTTTTTCTATCAAAATATAGGTGGAGTTCTGTTTAGATTAGAACTTAACACAATATAAACTTATCACACTAAGCTATTGTTATGATTAGATTAGTTTAGTGTTAAATTACTAACACTATTAATATGGCATAACTTTTCTATTCTATGCAATAGTTTACATGATTTAAACCTAACAATATTGCTCTAAGAAAGAAAAGAACCAAAAGAAAGAAACTATTATTTATTATTAATTTATATATTCCTAAAAGAAAGAAATATATAAAGAAAGAAAAGGGTTTAAAAATAGTGTAAAGTTTGCACTCTACACTATTTGTATTTATCACTCACCTTTCAAGGTTGCAATGAGTTCATTCCTTACATAGTTTGGCATCATTATGCAAGGGAAACTATCATTAAAGCTCATAGGACTCTCTACAACATGGAGGTCAAAGAAGCCCCTAGCACTAGAAGAAATAGATATAGGAGTATTATCTCTTATAATTCCAAATTCTTCATAAGTAAGGTCTGTCTTAGTTATTTCAAGAACATCACCTTGAAACATAATAGTATCAAAAAGATAATTTACAAGTTCATTACATACAAACTCTATAAGTTCATCACAGCTGTTCAAGACTCTCATAGTAAAGTATAGTTTCCACACTAGAGCAAACTAAAAAAGCTTTAAGTTATTTATATCAAATTATAGGTGGAGTGTTGTTTGATTAGATAAATAAAAAGAGAGGAGCTAAGCTCCCCTCCCATCACTCTCAGAGTCCAAGGTCTACATCCTCCCAAGTGTCATGACCTGCCTTGCACAACTTGAAGTGTCCATTCTCCAGCTCAACCACTTGAAGTTCATCCTTCTGTGCTGCAATCTCTGCTGGAGTTAACTCACCAAGATTGCTACTAAAGGCTACCAAAGTTGTTACTTCATCAGAGTCAATGAATACACAACTCTTGAAATGCTCTCTGGTTTGCTTGTTGATGAATGGAGCTACTTTCATTCTGCCGTGAGTTTTAGCAAATGAGATTAATGACCGTGAGTTCTTGATACCTACTTCTGTTGCTGTTGTTGCCATAATTATACATTTTAAGGGTTAATAATCAAAAGTATGTAAGAGTCATGCTAAGATTAGATACCTCAGCAAAGACCCCAGGGGATTATCCCCATTTCCAAAAGCTGGGTGGGGTGCTGTTGTAGATTATACCACACTCCTACACATCAAATAAAAAAAAATAAAAAAAATTTCAAAAAAAATTTGGTAATTACAAAAATTATCTATAACTTTGCATAGTTAATTAATAATAATAGTCCCAACTATTAATAGTAATAACACTTAATGGGGCTTTAACCTTTCTGAGAGGTTGATGTTGTTTGTTGTTTGTGTTAATTAAACCTCCTTAATCTGGGAAGATGGAAGAGGTACATGGAGCCATCATCTAATGGTTAGGATACAAGATTTTCAACCTTGAAATAGGGGTTCAATTCCCCTTGGCTCTTCAATAGACTATGAAGTGTAATGGTTTTGCATACCACACTGTCAATGTGGTGGATGGGGTTCAATTCCCCCATAGTCTGCTATGATAAAAATATTAAGAAAGGAGGGTTGGATATTAAACCCTAATGATAAAATAGTAAATGCTATTTTAAAAAGAGTAGAATTAAATAATGGAGAGTGTCCTTGTCAAAATGATAGTAGTGATAAGCATTGTCCATGTACAGATTATAGAGATAAAAACTTATGTCATTGTAATCTCTATATCAAGTCAGAGTAATATCTACTCTAGAACTAACTAAGGGGTGAGTGATGTAATTGGTAACATACTTCCTTTGCAAGGAAGAATTAAGGGTTCAAATCCCTCTTGCTCCACAATATTAACTATAATTTATTAATATGAAAAAGATTTTATCTTTATTTAAAAGGGGACTTAATGCCTATTTAAATGCATTAGCTAAATGTCCTTATGTACCGTCAGGAACTATCCCAATGGGAGTTTAGTTCCTTTAATTTAGAATTAATACTATAATATATTGGCATATAGTATAAAGGTTTATTACGATTGACTGTTAATCAATGAATCAAGGTTCGAGTCCTTGTATGCCAGCATAGAAAAATAATATATAATATGTGGTTATTGGAAAGTAATAGATCTAAACACCTACTTTATGCAATACCTTCAGCCTATATAGGTACTATATTATTTAGTACTGGTTTAGCTTTTGGTATGGAGTTTAAAGATAAACAATATGGTGGTAAATTTGATTGGCTTGATATAGCTGCTACTATGATAGGTGGTATAGTTGGTCAATTATTGCAGGTTAGTATGATAAGTTTAATCTATTTAACATTTAATTAATATGGAAGCACTTAATGTTATAATTGGTATTGTAGGTAATGCAATAGTACTAGGTCTTATGTATTATTTTCTGGTAAAAAAGAAAGAATAATACTTAGGATGCCTCCATGTTGGAATTAGTAGACAAGTTAGACTTAAAATCTAATAATCAGTAATGATTATGTGGGTGCAAGTCCCACTGGAGGTACTATAGCAGCTCTTGAAGGGTGTAGAAAAGCATAGACTTACTAGACTATTTAGACAATCTGCTATAAACCCACTTGCTGGAATTGGTAGACAGGCTAGACTTAGGATCTAGTATCTAAATGATGTAAGAGTTCAAGTCTCTTAGTGGGTACTAAAAATAATTATAAAAAACTTATAAAAAAGTTTGTAATTTCAAATAAATTACTTATCTTTGTAATTGTTGAAGATGGTCTCTTAGTATAAAGGTTAATATCCTTGCTTTGTAACCAAGGGATGTAAGTTCGATTCTTACAGGGACCTCAATATACAGGGATGTTAGCAGTGGTAGCTAGTTAGCCTCATAAGCTAAAGGTCGTGGGTTCGACTCCCACTCCCTGAACAAATTAAAATTAATAAATATATCTTCTTTGAAGAATACTTTATCTAGTGTATCATATATAAAAATAACACTATGGGAGACAAGAAAGAGTTTAATGATGAACCTGTTTTCTATTGTAAAAATTGTTTATCTTTAAAAATAAAGACAGTTCCAGGCATGATAGAGTTAGACTACTGTGATGACTGTGGAGCAACTGATATATCTAAAACTGATATAGAAACATGGAGACAATTATATAAAGATAGATTTGGTTTTGATTATTTAGATAAATTTTAATATGGAAGAGAAAAAATTAACAGTAGAGCAGATTAAAGCTGCTGCAAATGAACAAATTGGTATTTTATATCAAAAGTTACAAGAAGCTAATTTAGCTAATACCTTTAAGAGACTTGATTATCTATTCAAGATAGTTGAAGGTAAATTTAATGAGGAACTAAAAAATAAAGCAATAGTAGAAATTGACAATATTATATTTGGGTATCCTCAAGAAGATAAACAGGAGAAGTAAACAATGATTGGGAAAGTTAATAATGTAATAGGACTTTCCCAGTCACCATTAGGTGATGAGTTCTTTAAATACTGGTTTATATTTCTAAGACCATTACACCATCTCACTGATAGAGAAATAGATGTGATAGCATCTTTTACTAAACATAGATACAACCTATCTAAAGTAATAACTGATAATAGCTTATTAGATACTGTTCTCATGAGTGAGGAAACTAAAAGAAAGGTCAGAGAAGATTGTAATATAACTTTAGCCCATTTTCAAGTTATCATGGGAAAATTAAGAAAGAATAAAGTTATTATAGACAATAAAATAAATCCTAAACTTATTCCTAATATAGATAAAGATTCAAAAGGTCTACAATTATTAGTTTTATTTCCAATAAAATGAATAAGAGCATTATTCTAAATGCATCTAGAACTCTAAAAATATCACCTGATGTTGTTGAGAAAGTTTATAAAGCTTATTGGTTATATATAAAAACAACTATAGAAGCTTTACCATTAAAAGAGGAACTTGATGAAGAAAGTTTCTTAAAGTTGAGAACTAATTTTAATATTCCGTCACTTGGAAAGTTGAATTGTACACTATCTAAATACAATGGAATTAAAAATAGGTTTAAGTTAATAAATATTATTAGAAATGCTAAAGATAAATAGTATTAAACCATTATTTAATAAAATAGTAACTACTTGTGATGTTTATACATCAGATAAAACACAAGGAGGTATTATTTTAAAAACAAATGGCACAATTAAGGAGTATCAAAGGGTTGAAGCAATTGGTTCAACTGTAAGAGATATAAAGGTTGGAGACCTAGTACTTATTAATCCTAAGAGATACATTGTTCCTCAACATAGAGAGAAAAAAGATGAATCTCTGAGAGGTATTATTAGTGATGAATTAACCATGGATGTTGATTTTCCTATGGTTGAATATGGTGGTAAAAAACACTTACTCATTTATGATCAAGACATTGATTATATTATTGATGGAGAGGAAGTTAAAGATGAGCAACCTAAGTCCTCATTGATACTCCCAGAGGACAAGAAAATTATTGTTTAATATATAAGCTCATGATTAAATTCATGAGCTTTTTTAGTTTTTACTTTGATATGAAGAAATGCAGTAAATGTAATAGACTTTTACCAGAAAGTTCTTTTAAACTTAGGAAAGGTAAACTATATTATATGTGCAGAGAATGCGAAAAAGAGTACATGAGAGATAATCATATGAATATTATAAAATTAGCTAACTATTTGATAAAGGATGAAACTGTTCAGATATGAAGGATATAAAGTAGTTATATCTGAGGAAGCTTTTGCTTTAAAAGTATTTAGACAAATATGGAATAGAGATAGGAGTGTAAATAAAGATAAAGCTATTATGGAGTTAGGTTATATATACTTTATTTCAGATCCTAGAAGTGACTACCAATATATAGTAGATGAAGAAGAGAGGTCTAAAGCTATTATTGAAGGTGAAGGATTACCAAGTAATTGGAAACCTGATAAAATAATTGTAGAAGCTATTAATTTTTATAAAAGTTTAAAATCCACCTCTGCTCTCCTATTAGAAGATACTAGAGCTGTTATAGATAATGTTAGAAAAACATTGAGAGAGTTTTCTTTTGATGATATGGAAGATAAGGATAGAGTAAATGCCATTAAAAGTGTGGCATCTACTATAGCTACTATACCTAAGTTAATTAAAGATTTAGATGAAGCAGAAAGAGCTGTTACTTCTGAAATGCAGAATGTAACTGGTAAAGTTAGGGGACAAAAAGAAAAGTCATTATTAGAGGATGGTATATTATGATGAATATAATAAATAGTATAAATAATGTATTAACAAAGGGAGAATTATTATTACATATAGAACCAACTTCCACAGCTATAAAATCTGTGTTGAAAATTAACTATAAATTGTACATTCTAACTAAAGATAATGAATCTCCAAAAGAGATTCTTTTCTTCTCTAGTACTCTAACACCTGGGAATGTAATAAGTGATTTAGATGAATGGGCTACTCAAGAGATACTTAAATTTGTTATACATGGAGGGTTAAGAGATTATGAATAAATACCAAACAGAGTATTCTAAAGAATATATAGAGTCATTACCTAAAGAAGTTCAAGAACAATACTATGACTTTATAACTAGTGTACCTTATATATCAAAGCTACTTTCTGATAATAGAAAGTATGCTAAAGATTTACCTAGAGATAATGAGGGAAAGATAATAATAGATGTTACAGAACCACATATTTTAGAAAATACAGATTACTTTAGACCTAGTGCTATTCATTATCAACAATATGGTTGTTACACTAAATTAAAACCTAATGCTAATCCTAATAGTGAATATGGTAAATGGATTAGAGAAGAGGTTAGAAGGTGTTGGGAAGGTTATATTAGACCAGAAGATGGAGAATGGATAACAGGGGATATGTATTTCTTTCTTAACTATTGTCCTATACAATTAATTAAAAAAGATAGTAATGGTAAGTCTATTAGAACTATTGACTTTCCTAAATTTTGGGATGGACATTATTATAAATTTCATTATTTAAATCAATGTAGAAATGAAGGACATCATGCCGCAGAATTAGCTAGTAGAGGTAAGGGAAAAGCACACCCTTATAGCCAAAAAATATTAACTCCTTTTGGATGGAAATACTGGGGAGACATACAAATTGGTGACTATATTTATGGAGATAATGGAGAATTAACAAAAGTAGTAGATATTCCTTATGATGAAGTGTCTGATATATACACTGTTACTTTATTAGATGGTAGAAAAGTACAATGTACAAATGGGCATTTATTTAAAGTAAAGAATCATAAAACAAAAAGAATAGAAATAAAACCTCTAATTGAAATTATTAAAGATTACAAGAGTACTAGAAAAGTATCTAATAAAACCCCAAATGGTATAGAATATAATTATAGAATACCAAAAATTACTAATGCTGTTTACTTCCCTTCAAAGAGAGTACCAATAGACCCTTATACTTTAGGTTTGTTACTAGGTGATGGGTGCTTTAGAGTAATCTCAGCAAAGAACTATGTACTATTTACTTGTGATAAAGAAGATTATTACACTTATGAAGAAAACATACCTTACAAGATAGATAAAGTAACAAATAATAATTATACTCATGCTATAAGATTTTCTGTAGAACCTTTAATTAATTATAAATTATATGGATTAAAATCAGAGCATAAATTTATACCTAGAGACTACCTAGTAAATGATAGAAATGTGAGATTAGAAATACTTAGAGGACTTATGGATTCAGATGGAACAGTGGATAAAACTTCTGGTATTCCTGTCTTTAGTACTACATCTGAGAAATTAAAGGAGGATTTTATATTCTTATGTAGGTCTCTAGGATATAATGTATCTTGTTCTTTACATGATTCAAAATTTAATAATATAACATATAAAAGTCATTATAGAATTAGAGTTATAACAAATGACCCTATCTTTAAATTAGGAAGGAAATTAAAGTTACTTAATAATTTTACTTCTAGCTATGCTAAAAGTAAGAGAGATTATACTACAATTATAGATATTCAATACTCACATAAAGAACAAGCAAAGTGTATAACAGTTAATAACGAGTCACATTGTTATATAATAGGAGATTTTGTAGTAACTCATAATTCATATAGTGCAGCATCAATGTTAGCTAAAAGATTTATACTAGGAGAATCTAATGATGTAAAGAAGAAAGTACAATGTGTTGCTACAGCTAGTGAGAGAAAATATATTCAAGGAGCTAACCAACTACTTGATATGTTTCAATACTACATTGATTTCTGTGCTAACAATACAGAGTTTCCTAGACAAAGAATCACTTCCTCTTTACAGAATTTAGCATGGACTATGGGCTATGTAGACTCTGAAACTAATACTAGGAGGGGAACTGAAAATAGTGTTATAGGTATTACTTCTAAGGATGATGAATCTAAGCTTAGAGGTTCTAGAGGTGTATTGTATCTTCTAGAAGAAGCAGGTTCATTTCCTAGACTATTAAATTTGTATCAAGTGCTAAGACCATCTGTAGAAGATGGTAATAGTGTTTGGGGATTAATTTATTTATATGGTACAGCTGGTGATAGTGATTCTGACTTTAGTTCTATGCAAGAATTAATGTATAACCCTAAAGGTTATAATATTAAAGCAATAAATAATGTTTATGATAAAGAGGGTCAAGGAAGAAAGCAGTTTACATACTTTTTTCCTGGTTATATGAATAGAGCTGATTGTTATGATAAAGATGGAAATAGTGATGTCAATAAAGCCCTTATTGAAATACTTTTAGATAGGTATAAAGTAAAGTATAATAGTACTGATATTAATGCAATTACTAAGAGAATTGCAGAAATTCCTATAACTCCACAAGAAGCTATATTAAAGACTAAAGATAATATATTCCCTATCACAGAGTTAACTAAGAGACTTAATGAAATTGATAATAATCCTAATTTCTTTGATGATATTTATGTTGGAGATTTAGCTTTTAATAAACAAGGTAAAGTAGAGTTTAATGCTACAACTACAGACACTCCTATAAGAGACTTTCCTACTAAAGATAATAAAGTACAAGGAGCAATAGAAATATATGAAATGCCCCAAGAGATACATGGTAAAGTTCCTAATGAAAGATATATTTTATCACTAGATAACTATGAAAATGATCAAGCCCAATCAATGTCATTGGGTAGTGTATTTGTGCTAGATCTATGGACTGATAGAATTGTAGCAGAATATACAGGAAGACCTATGTTTGTTGATGATTTAAATGAAATATGTAGAAAGTTATGTTTATTTTATAATGGTAAAGTGATGGTAGAAAATAATAAGAAAAATACCTTTGCCTACTTTAGTAAAATGAATAGTTTACATCTAATGGCTGATACTCCAGAATATCTTAAGAATAAACAAATATTAAAAGTCAACACATTTGGTAATGCAAGTAAGGGATGTCCTGCTACAGTACCTGTGATTAATTTTTCTATGGAAAGATTAAGAGATTGGCTACTAAAACCTGTAACTGTAACAGAAGAATCTAATGGGGAATCAATATCTACTACAATCCCCAATCTACACTTTCTAAAGAATAGAGCTTTAATTAAAGAATTAATGCTTTATAATCCTGCTATTAATGTAGATAGAATTATGTCTATGTGTCAACTCATGTTATATAGAGAAGAAAAGATGATTCTTTATCAAGGAGAACCTAGAAGAGCAGAGAAAAGAATTGATTCTACTTATCTAGGAAATGATCCATTCTTTAATAAAAACTATAAACAGTAAATTTAGTAGAAAGTAGTAAATAATTCACTTAGATTATTGTCTGAGTGAATTTTTTTATATAACTTTGTGAAGTTAAATAAATAAGAATTATGAGTGAATTTTTGCAATTTCCACCTCAGCAACTTCCTATGAGTAAGAAGACAAAGAAATGGAGAAAGCAGATTCTTGATTGGGGTTCTAATAGGGCTACTATCAGTAGTTCATTAGTTAGGAAAAGTGTAATACATAAAAAGATTAATTATGATCTACTCAATGGTATAATACACCTTAATGATATGATGACTATAATTAATCCAGATAATATACAAGCACAGTTTATTCCTAATAAAATTCAACATTACCCTATTATGAATTCTAAACTCAATGTCTTGAGAGGTGAAGAGTCTAAAAGGGTCTTTGACTTTAGAGTTGTTATCACCAACCCTAATTCCATCTCAGAAATTGAGAATAATAAGAAGCAAGCTTTACTCCAAGATATACAACAAGCAGTTGCTGATGAGTCACAATCAGAGGAAGAATTTAATGCTAGATTAGAGAAACTGAATGATTATTATACATTTGAATGGCAAGATATGAGAGAAGTAAGAGCCAATGCTTTACTTAATCATTATGCTAAGGAGTATAATATGCCCCTTATATTTAATAAGGGATTCATGGATGCTATGACAGTTGCTGAAGAAATTTATCAATGTGATATTGTAGGAGGTGAACCTGTTATTGAAAAGCTTAATCCAAATAAAGTTAGAATTTATAAATCAGGATATTCTAATAGAATAGAAGATGCTGATGTTATTGTAGTGGAAGACTACTGGAGTCCTGGCAGAATAATTGATACCTATTATGATGTATTATCTAATAAAGATAGAGAATATATAGAAAATTTACCAGATTCTACAGGAGAAAGTGGAAGTGAATCTACTTACTTTTCTAACCCTAGAAATGAATTTATTAGGGTAGAAGATACATCACTTGGAGATGCTGTCTATAAAGATGGTTTCTTCTGGTCTCCAACAGGAGAAGGAAATAGTTCCATGAATTCTATGTTACCTTATGATATAGAAGGTAATATCAGAGTAGTTAGAATGTTTTGGAAATCTAGAAGGAGAATTAAGAAAATTAAATATTATGATGAGAATGGTGAAGAACAGTTTAAGTTTAGAGATGAAAACTATGTAGTCAACACTGATTTAGGAGAAGAAGAACAAATACTTTATGTTAATGAAGCTTGGGAAGGTACTAAGATAGGTGAAGATATCTATGTTAATATGAGACCAAGAGTAGTTCAATATAATAGATTAAGTAATCCTTCAAGATGTCACTTTGGTATCATAGGTTCTATTTATAATCTTAATGACGATAGACCTTTTTCATTAGTGGATATGATGAAACCTTTTAACTATCTCTATGATGCTATCCATGATAGATTAAATAAGTTATTAGCTAAAAACTGGGGTAGAATAGTAACTCTAGATTTAGCTAAAGTTCCTACTGGATGGGATGTAGAGAAATGGCTCTATTTTGCAAAGACAAATAACATTGCAGTAGTAGATAGTTTCAAAGAAGGTAATATTGGTGCAGCTACAGGTAAGTTAGCTGGTGCTATGAATAATGCTTCTAGTGGAGTTATTGATGCTGAGCTTGGTAATTCTATACAACAGAATATTAATTTACTTGAGTTTATCAAGATGGAAATGTCTGATGTAGCAGGTATTTCTAAGCAAAGAGAAGGTCAGATTTCAAATAGAGAAACTGTAGGTGGTGTAGAAAGAGCTACATTACAATCTTCACATATTACTGAGTGGCTATTTGTAATCCATGAGGATGTTAAGAAAAGGGCTTTAGAGTGCTTTCTTGAGACAGCTAAGATAGCTCTTAGAGGTAGAAGTAAGAAGTTCCAATATATTCTTTCTGATGGCTCTATGAAGGTTATGGATATTGATGGTGATGAATTTGCTGAGGCTGATTATGGTCTTGTGGTTGATAATAGTAATGCTATACAAGAGTTACAACAAAAGATGGATATGCTAGCTCAGGCAGCCCTACAAAATCAAACATTAAATTTCTCTACTATTATGAAACTATATAATAGTTGTTCTATGGCTGAGAAGCAGAGAATAGTTGAAAGAAATGAACAAGAACTGATACAAAGACAGCAAGAAGCACAACAGCAACAGCTTCAACAGCAGCAACAACAAGCTGAAATGGAAGCCCAAGCTAAGGAACAAGAGATGCAGTTGAAAGATACAATGAATCAAAGGGATAATGAAACTAAGATTCTAGTAGCTACAATATCTGCTAACTCAAATCAAGAAAGTGATGATGGTGTTCAAGAACAACCATTTTCAGAGGAAGCTAGAGCTAATCTACTTGAGAAGATGAGACAATTTGATCAAAAAATGAAATTAGATAGAGAAAAACTAGAATTGGATAAATATAAGTCTAGAGAGGATATTAGACTAAAAGAAAAATCATTAAATAAGAAAACTAATATTAAATAATATGAGAAAATTTGCAGGAATTATTGAATCTACAACAGTAGCTCCTCCTACTAATTGTTTATGGATTAAAGGTAATGATGCTTTATATTTTACTAATGGTAAATGGGTATCTCTTTTAGCTGAAGACAGTGCAGATAGAATAGAGCTTGAAACTAAAGTAGATGATTTAGATAAAGAGGTTGGACAAATTAAGAAAGATTTATCTGTTTTTGGTTCAGAACAGGGTGTAGTAGAATTAGCTATAGGCAATACTCCAGAAATAAAGGCAGCTAACTTAGATAAATTAAAGACTATTCAATCTAATGACCATACATTTTTCACTGATATTAACTATGGTTATGGTACTGCATCTTGGTTACCTACTACAGGAGGTAATGCTCTTATTATAACTAACGAAGGTCATGCAGTTAAATATTCTATAGCTGCTGATGGTGAAGTTACTAAATTAAGTGAATTTACTTTAGGGGAATATACTTTACCTAAAGCTACTAAAACTACATTGGGAGGTATTAAAGCTATTATTAATGTAGCTAATCTGGCTGAGGATGCTACTATTGCACAAGTTGTAGGAGCAGTTAATACATTATTAGGACAATTTAGAAATTGTGGTTTAATACAATTGTAATATTATGTTTTTTACTAGAGAAGATATAGAAAAAATTCACCAAGGCTTATTAAGATCTGGTATTAAAGACAGTGAATTACCAGAAACTATTAATGTTAATAGTGATGATACTTTAGCTGTGGTTCAAGATGGTAAAAATAAAAAGATTAATATTGAAGAATTCCTTAATAATATATCTCTTTTTAAGAAAGAAGGCTTTATCAATATTACTGATAGATTTAACAAACATTCAATGTCATTAATGGAGGCTATTCAAACTGTACCAACTCATCAGAGAATAGATGGTTTGGTTATTACATTTGAGGATATTAATGGAGATTGGAGAATCTATCAGTTTAGAGGAGATGCAGTAGATTTCTTTGCTGAAAATAAATGGACTGATTTATATGACTATACTAATTATATAGTAAAATCTATTACTCCAGATGAAGAAGATTTAACAGTATCTAAACCTGATAAAAATGGTAATGCTATAGTATCTTTAAAGGATAGAGCTTATGATGAACCAAACTTTAGTGGGAAAGGTTATACGATACTTAGAAAGAATATTCAAACAATAGATGGGGTTAGAGGGAATATTCTTACTGACGATATGATAGATGAATTTAATACTATATATGAAATTAGATATGACTTTGATTTAAATGGTAAGGAGATTACTATACCAAGAAATTGTGTATTAAAATTCAATGGAGGTAGTTTAAACAATGGTATTATAAATGGAAATTATGCAGAAATAGAAGCTGAAGCCTTAGATAATGTTCTTATTAATATAAAATACACTTCTCCTGTAAATTTTAATAAACTCTATACTTATTATATTATTCCTAAAGTATGGGGTATTATTGAGGGATACATAGAGAAGGGAGAAGATGGACATTATACAGAAGAACAATATGATATAATGTATAATAATGGAGTAGGATTTACTAAAGCTATTGAATATGCCTCTAATAAGGGATTTAATAAAGTAGTATTTCCTAAAGGTAAATATTGTTTTACACCATTTGACTCTGTTGTTAAATTTAGAAATTCTAACAGTATTTGGATTCATGATTTATATAATTTTGATATAGATTTAAATAGTTCAGAATTATATTTTCTAATAGATAGTACACAAAAAAGTAAATATGTTACTTTCAATTATGGTTCCATTTATGACATAAGAGGTAATTTAATAGGAATTACTACTTGCGAAAATCTTAATATTCATAATGGAGTTATAATAGGAGATAGGCTTATTAGAACTTATACTAATAAAAATGAAAAAGGGGTTGAACAAACTTATGGTATAGTAGTAAGTGGCATTAATATTAATATTAAAATAAATGATATTGATGTTAGTAACTTTATGGGGGATGGTATTGCAGCCTTTATGAATAATATGGTACAAGTAGATTATAAAGTAAATACTCTATCTAAGAGTACTGACAACTTACTTAGGAAAAAGTCTGAGAAACTGTATTATATTCTGAATGGTCAAATTGCTACCAATATTAATTTAACATTTAAACAAGTAGGTTCTTCAATTACTGATTTTATAGATACAGATTCCTTAATTACTAATAATTATTTGAAACATAACCTGCTTAAAAGATATAGGAAGTCTTTTAGACTTGCTGGTAATGGAGGTTATACAAGATTAGCTAATTGCTATTGCCCTAATATAGATGTACTCGTATATGATAGTAATGCGGAAGATGCTAAAGTTATTAGAATTATCCCGTGCTCTTTTCTTGAAGATTTTCAATTATATGAATATGAAAGATATATAAAATTACAGTTTATAAAAGATTTCGATATTCCTGATGAAGGAATTACAAGTAATCTTGTGGTTACTGTGAAAGGAGCTGATGGATTAACTATTAAAAATTGTTATATTCACAATAATCATAGAGGAAATTTTACTGGAAGTATAAATAATACTACTATTAGAAAATGTATATTTGAAAAAGCTCTTACTTACAATCAAGATGTAGGTATTATAGATTACCCAGATAGTACTAATTATCATATAGATATTGAAGATTCTTTTTGTCGTAAAGTTACTATACATGATTGTGATTTTATAGGAATTGCTAAAGCAGAATTACTTTTCGGATGCTATGATTTATCTTTTTATAATAATAGATGTAATCAGATGCCGACTATTTATAATAATATTAGTACTAATATTTATAATAATATATTTAAAAAAGGATCAATCTTTGGGTTAGGTGTAAAAATATTTACAGAGGGAACTATAGGTGGAAGAAATAAATTACAAAGGTGTATTAATATACATGATAACTATATATATAGTTTAAACTTAAACACTGTATCATTGGATTTTATAAAAAACACAACTGTGTTATTTAACAATAACACGGGAGTTGTAAAAAGCTTTACTACTTATAACTTTAGTTCAACGGTAGAATCAGTTGCAAAATATATATTAGAAAATAATAATTTTATAGCTACAAATAATTATTTTTTCTTCTGTGACGATAACTATACAACTATCATTACTCTTGGAAAGTGGGTAAATAATTTCTTTCTTAATAAGTTTGGAAATTTTGATAGGTATCAGTTTATAATAACTGCTGGGGATTTTATTGACAATGTTGTTGACCTTACAGATTGTAGGATAAAATTAGGAGAATTTAGAAACAATACAATTACAAGACAAAAGTTCATTGGTTATTCTGAACTAGTAAGAAACGCTGAAAATGACTATATGTATAAAAGTTTTAGTAACCTTGTTATAAAAAATTTACAGATAGACCCTCAGAGTAATATACCTAGTAACTCTGTTATAGAATTTATAGACTGTGATATTACAATAAGTATTGATTATACATATCTACTAAGAAATGATAATACAACCCTTATATTTAATAGATGTAATTTCAATACAGATAAATCTTATATTGTTAGAAATAGTATAAAGAAAGATGTAAACTGTAGATTAATTTTAAAAGATTGTACTCTTAATAATAAACCATGGTCTACTGATGTAGTATTTGTATCAGGTGAGAAAAATCCAGTATGTATAAAAAGAGGGTCTTCTACTCAAAGACCTTTATATGCAGAAGATGACTTCTTATATTATGATACTACTTTAAAAAAGTATATAAGATGGAATGGAGAAGAGTGGGTTAATTCTGATGGAACAACATTATAATATATAGATTTAAGAAATTATGTTTAAAAGCTTAAATTATAAATATAATAAAATGAATAGAAGAAAAGTATAGTAGAAAGGCAGTTTGAACCTATAAATTTGACTTAATTAATTATACTAACAATATTATTCTGTCAGGAGTTAAGTCAAGAGAAGACATAACTAAGTACAAAGACTATCTTGACAAAGTGAAAATAAAAGAAAAAAGTACCAAAAGTTCTTGGTAAATAAATATAATCTACTTACACTCTTGTGTAAGTGGATTATTTATTATATATTTGCAGTATGAAAAGATTAGTATTTATTGTAATAACTATCTTATTATTTTCAGCATGTAGAACCATTACAAAAACTATAGAAGTTCCTGTTGAAATACCTGTAGAAGTTGTAAAGAAGGAATATATACATGATACTAAAATAGATAGTATATATATCAGAGATAGTATTGATAGATGGCAAAAAGGTGATACCTTATATATTACTAAATGGCATACAAAGTTCAAGTATATAAATAAGGTAGATACTATAGTTAAGACTGACTCTATTCCAAAGATAGTGCCAGTAGTGAAGGAAGTAGAAGTAAACCACATCTATTGGTGGCAAAAGACCTTAATGTGGGCAGGGGGTATATTATCAATTTGTATAATAATCTCTTTAATTTATAATTTTAAAAAATAATGATTGATGTTGATATATTAATAACAGGAGGAGTTGGATTAGTAACAAGTGCAGTTTCTAGTTGGACAGCTTGGTTTTTTGCAAGAAAGAAATATAATTCAGAGGTAGATTTAAATCTTGTAGAAAAGATGGAGAAGTCATTAGAATTTTATAGAAATCTTTCAGATGATAATAAAGCAAGACTTGAAGAGATAACAGAGAGGAATAATGAACTTGAGAAAGAAGTTGCAGAATTAAGGAAGCAAGTTCTTAATCTTACTATGAATATATGTATGGATTTAACTTGTTCTCACAGAATTAAAGAAATAACTAAGAGAAATGGGAAAAATAAAAGTAGGCTCGATGAAACAACTAGCCCTAGTAGAGGGTGATATTAATTTATTATCTAAGAATGAAGTTTTAATCTCAAGAGAAGAAGGATATACAATTCTTAGGAAGAAATTAGACTCTGGGAATATAGAAACATTTGTAATAGTACCATTAAAAGATTTTAATAGAAATGGAGATAGTAGTAGATAGAAGATTTAAGAAACCCACTTATACAATAAGTAATCTAACTATTAATGGTAAGTGGTTCTGTAATGTAATAGAAGATACTGATAGAGACTTGGACAATACAATGTCTCCTTCATATATTAGAAAGGTAAAGGATGTAAATGGGAATGGATTAAATGATGATTCTATTACAGCTATTCCAAGAGGTACTTATAAAGTTACACTTGATGTAGTATCTCCAAAGTTTAACAAAAAGGAGTATTATAGAAAATATTGTGGAGGAAAGGTTCCTAGAATACTTAATGTTCCTGGTTTTGATGGTATATTAATGCATTGTGGGTCTAGTGCCAAAAGCAGTGCTGGTTGTCTAATCTTAGGTTATAATAAGATTAAAGGGGGAGTAGTAGATTCCCAAAAGGCTTTTGAATTAGTGTATAGAGAGTTAATGAAAGATAAAAATAATCTAACAATTAAAATCTTATAATTATGGCTAAAAGTGGTAAGAAGAGACCAAAACCAATGTCTCCTAAAGCAGGAGTGGGTAAAGGAACTAAATATGGTTGTGGTGGAAAAATTAAGAAGAAGTAGTTTCCATAAGCTATTACTGTTAGTGTTGAAATATATACCAATGGTAATAGCTTTATGCTATATGCTTAATACAATACTTTATATAGAACCATTAAGTAATATAGCAGGAGTGTCTCTATTAACATGGATATTCTTATATTTAGTTTCTATTGCATTTGAGTTTTGCTCTTATCATAGAATGTTTCTTTGGTATATTCTAATAGATGACATATTAAATATAACTGATTACTATTGGAATATACCAATTAGCACTGATAATTTAATCAGAATACATAATATATTAGCAGGAATAACATTATTTGTAGTATTAGTTCTTTATGTTAAAAGTAATAAAATCACTATTAGAAAGAATAATAAATGATATAGATTGTGGTAATAGTAATATCACAGAAGATGAAGCTATGGAAATAATAAAAGTTATTAAGTCTTACACAGATAAGACTCAGAAACTTAGTAAATGCCAAGCATGTCAGAAACTTAATGTGAGTAGGGCTACCTTTGATAATTTAGTTAGAGAAGGTATTATACCTAGAGGAGAAAAGGTTATGGGTTTTAAAGAATTATTTTGGGAAGAAAGGACTCTAGATGAAGTAATAAAGAGTAGAAGAAATGGTAACAAAGAAAACAATCAAAGTTCCAATCTATGATTATAGAGTAATTATCATAGTAGTAGATACTTGGGAAGAAGCACATGAACTCTATCCAAGTATAAAATGTAAAACAAGAGCCTGTGTGCTTGAAGGCCCAGACTATTCTATTATAGCTGTTCCACCTCATAAGACTAATTTAATAGTCCATGAATGTGTTCATTTAAAAAACTGCATTTGGAATTACATAGGATATAAACCAGAAGCAAATAATGATGAAGTAGATGCTTATTTAGTAGAATATCTATTTGACCAAGTATCAAAAGTTGTAGCTAAACATAACTTAGAAACTCAATGCTAAATATATAATTTATAACACTCTTAAAGTTAATGCTTTAGGAGTGTTTTTTTATTCATTAGTATCATTATGTTTCTTGATAAAGTTTATATACCTTTGCTTTGTAAGCTTACAAAAAATAAATATTTTATAAACTATCAATTGAGAAACATTATGGAGAAAACTTATGTTTTTGACACAGCTGAAGTTCATCAATACATTTGAGCATGAAAAGAACCACTTGGAGATGCACATCTGTGAGGCATTAGATATTAATCCTTATTCAGAGGAAGCTGCACACTTGAGTGGTGACTTAGCTCAATTAATTCTTGAAGAAGCCTTATATTCTATTGTGGAACTTTAGTAAAAAGGAGTACTTGTTAGTACTCCTTTTGCTATATTATAAATAACTTTATTATATACTTGTCTAACCTATTTATTCTTATTAATTTTGCAAAGAAGTTTAATAAGGAGTATAATATATGGAAGGTTTATCATTAGATAATATAATGACTGGAGAAGAGGCAGCAGCTCTCTTTGATCCAGAAACTAAGCAAGAAGGAACTGAGGAAACTCCCTCAAAGAATTCTGATGAAAATGAAAAGGAAAGTAAAGAAACTACTGAGGTTGTAGATGTAGATACCTTATTTACAGATAAGCCAGAGAGCGTAGGTAGTGAAGATCATAAGGGAAAGGAAGATACCTCTTCTAAAGAGGAAACTTCTCCCAACTTCTACTCTTCCATTGCCAAAACCTTTGCAGAAGATGGTGTCTTCCAAGACCTTAATGATGAAGCTATTTCTAAGGTTAAAGATGCAGAGTCCTTTATGGATTTAGTAGAGGAGCAAATTCAATCTAAGCTTGATGAAAGGCAAAAAAGAATTGACCAAGCTCTTAATGCAGGGATAGAACCTACACAAGTTCAGAGATTTGAGAATAACATCAAAATATTGAATAGTATTACTGATGAAGCTATCTCTGAAGAAGGTGAGAAAGGTGAAAATCTTAGAAAAAACATCATCTATGAGGACTATATTCAGAAGGGCTTCTCCAAAGAGAGAGCTATTAAAGCAGTTGAAAGATCTATAACTGCTGGTACTGATATAGAAGATGCTAAAGAAGCTCTACAAAGTTGCAAAGAACAAGTAACCAAAGCTTATAATAATGCAGTTAAAGAAGCAGAGGAAGTAAAGGCAAAGGAAGAAAAAGAGCTAAAAGAGCAAGCAGAAGCTCTTAAAAAATCAATTCTTTCTGATAAGAAACCTTTTGGTGACTTAGAGATAGATAAGAACACTAGACAAAGAGTATTTGATGCTATTTCTAAACCAGTATTTACTGATCCTGAAACAGGAGAAAGACTTACGGCAATTCAAAAGTTTGAAGCTGATAATCATAATGATTTTATGAAGTATGTTGGTCTTACTTATGTATTGACTGATGGTTTCAAATCACTTGATGGTTTAGTTAAAGGTAAAGTGAAGAAGGAAATTGGTAAGGGTCTAAAGGAGTTAGAACATACCTTAAATAACACTGCTAGAAACTCAGATGGTACACTTAAATTTACAAGTGGTGTAAACTCAGACCCAGAATCTGCATTTAGTAGATTTACACTTGATATTTAATATTTAATAACTATTATGGCTGGACAATTAGGTAAGTTTCAGATGGTTGGTTTTGATGGCTGGAAAGGTTTGTCAAAATTAAACCATATTTCAGCTATCTATGGTATGGGTGCTCAAAAAGCATCTAATATGATGGTTGAGTTGTTAGCTTCTAAGATGGGTAATACTCTTGACACATTTCTGAGTAGACTCCCTATAAAGGAATTTGAAGATGATTCAGAGTATTATTGGGATATTATTTCTAGTGCAAGAAAGAATATTCCTTTGGTAGAAGCTAGAGATGAGGATGGTAAGAAAGTTGAACTAGGTGATAATCCTGTAGGTGTTGGTACTACTCCTTTCTATTTAGTATTTGCAGAAGATTATTTCGCAGATGGCGAGGTGATTTTTGGTAGTTTAAATCAAGTATATCCTATTAGAGTACTTGGTGATGCAAGAATGGAAGGTACTAATGCTGTGTATCGCTGTGAAGTGATGGGTGGTATTACTACAGGTGTTCCTTCTGAAAGACTACAAACTGGTGAAAGATTCTCTGTAGGTTTTGCTCCTGTTGAAAAGGAATTAAGCCGCAAGGTTGGAGATATTAGATTTAATACTCCTGTAAGTATGCGTAATGAGTGGACTACTATTAGACTTCAACACAAGGTTTCAGGTGCAATGCTTAATAGAAAACTTGCTGTTGGTATTCCTATGAAGGACACTTCTACAAATAAGACAGTGATTGCTAACTTATGGATGCATAATGTAGACTGGACATTTGAAAAACAATGGAGTGATTACAAGAATATTGCAACAGCTTGGGGTACTTCTAACCGTAATACTAATGGTGAATATCTAAACTTTGGTAAGAGTGGTGAAGCTATTAGAATGGGTGATGGTTTATTTGCTCAAATGGAAGTAGCTAACACTTACTACTATAATACATTCTCATTAAAGATGATTGAAGATGCACTTTATGAATTAAGTGCAAATGCTTTAGACATCAAGGAAAGGGTGTTTGTTCTTAGAACAGGTATGAGAGGAGCATCTCTATTTAGCAAAGCAGTTGGTGATATTGTTTCTGGATGGACTCAATTTACAGTAAATGCTGATAACTTGGGTATTGTACAAAAGACTAATAATGTACAACATCAGACCTCCCTTGCAGCAGGTTATCAATTTACTGAATTTAGAGCACCTAATGGTGTGATTCTAAAGATTGAAGTTGATAAGTTCTATGATGATCCTGTACAAAATAAGATTCAGCACCCACTTGGTGGTCCTGCAAGTTCTTATAGATTTGATATTATGGATATTGGTTCTATGGATCAACCTAATATCTTTAAGTGTCAAATCAAGGGAGAGCCAGAATATAGAGGTTATCAATCTGGTATGAGAAATCCTTTCACTGGAGCTATGAGTAATGACTTTATGTCTCATGATGAAGATAGTGCAACTATACACAAGATGACTACATTTGGTGTATGTGTACTAGATCCAACTAGAACAATGTCATTTATTCCTGCTGTGTTGCAAGGTTAAATATAACTTATAGGGGGAATTAAGTTTCCCCCTTTAATTAAATAAAATATATGGCAAAGGAAGATAAAATTAATGAGGAAAAACCTTTAGTTAATTGTCTAAAGAATGAGCAAATAATCATAAGATATTTGCCTAGACAGAGTAGAATGGTAACTAACCCTAAACATGTACTATTTGGAGGAATGGCAGAGAATGCTACAAGAACTTTTGTAGTTCCTATGTTGTCTTCTGGTAGATATGTTAATGTTCTTACAGATAGTGAAAAGGATTTCCTTGAAGAATTAATGGGATTACCTCCAAATGCACTTTCTATATATAAGAAAGTAGATAACTTTTGGGATGATGCTAATGAAGCTGGTATATCTAAAGTAACATTAAGAAAGCAAGATAATTATCTTAACTTAGCTAATGTAGAAGATTATATTAGATATAAAATTCTACTAGCTAATAAAGACTATATTGCTCCTTCTCTAGAAGCTTTGGAAACTAACCCTAAGGCAACTTATCAATTTGTAATTCTTACAGAAGACTCAGAAACCCAATCTGCTAAGAAGGGTATGACAACTTTAATGCAATGTTATACTGCTTATGGTAAGATTGAAGATGAAGTTGATACTCTTAGAGTTATTGTTGAAACTCTTACTGGTGTAAGAGTCCATAAGAATACTAAAAAAGAGTTCTTACAAACTAAGGTAAATGAGTTAATACAAGGTAACAGTAAGATGTTCTTAAAAGTTGCTACAGACCCTATGTTATCAACTAAAGTTCTTATCAGAAGATGTGTTGAAGAAGGATTAATAGCTCATAGAGGTAATCAGTACTACATTAAAGATGGTAATATCCCTATGTGTGAAGATGGAGAACCTACTTTAAATGTAGCAGCACAATGGATTAACTTACCAAAGAATCAAGAAATTAAGCTTAGTCTAGAAGCTAAACTTAAATAATATAAATTGAAAGCCCATGACCAATGAAGAATTTAGTAATGAATTTGATGTTCTTTACAATAATATAACTAGTAATCAGGCTCCTGGGCTTGATGAATATGAGAAAAGTGTTTTCTTAACTAAGGCACAATCTGAAATACTGAGAGAATATTTTAACTATAGAGTAGATAATACTAATGGAGGTTTTGATGGGAGTCAAAAAAGACAATATGACTTTTCATTCCTAATTAAAACTGCTAAATTAGAAGCTAATGTTTCTAATGAGGGGGATGAGAACTATATTCCTAAGATGGATAATAGAGGCTCCCTATTTAACTTCCCAGAGGATTACTTTCTTAGTATCAATGAGGTTATTAGGGATGATGCATCTAGTAATAAGTTTTACTCTGTAGTCTCAATAAGTTATTCTGATTATCAAAGATTAATGACTAAACCTTATGCTTATCCACCTAAAAGAATGGCATGGAGGTTATTCATTGGAACAATACAAAAGACTTTAGAAGATACTTCTAAAGTAATAGTTCCTGTGGCAGAGATTATAGGAAAATTTGTTGGAGATCCAACTACTTGGGACTACACTCTTAGATATGTAAAGAAACCTAGTCCAATTATTCTTATTAATTTAACTGATGATGACTTATCAATTGAAGGTGAAAAAGTAAAAACTCCTTGTGAGTTTCCTTCTCAATTACATCAAGAGATCCTTGAAAGAGCTGTGTCATTAGCTAAAATAGCATATCAGGCAGGTTCTACTGCTACTATTGCAGCACAATCTAGTAAAAATAATCAACAATAGTAATTATGACTACAGAGGAATTTAGTAATGAATTTGATGTCCTACTTAATAGCTATATTACTATTAACCAAGATTCATTTAAACTAGATGAATATGAGAAATCAGTTCTTCTAACTGAATCACAAGAAGCTGTAATTAAGGAATTATATAATGGAAAACTAGCAGGGGAAGGATTTGAAGAAACAGAAGAAATTAGAAGAGGACTAGATAGTTTAGTCAACACTCTAGAACTAACATCTAAAGATATTTCAAAACCTAAGATGTCAGATAAATCTCAGTTTTTTCAACTGCCAACAGATATATGGTTTATTACCTATGAATCAGCACTTTTATCAGATGAGTCTTTAGGATGTAAAAATAATACTAGAGTAATTGTAATTCCTATAAGACAGGATGAGTACCATAGTGTAGAAAGTAATCCCTTCAGAGGACCTTCAGATAAAAGAGTTTTAAGAATAGACACTGGCTCCTCAATAGTAGAACTTATATCTAAATATAATATTAAGAGCTATTTTGTAAAGTATCTTAGTAAACCTAAACCTATTATTTTACAGGACATCTCAAATGAGAATTTAACAATAAATGGTGAGAAATTAAAGATGGAGTGTAAATTAAATGAATCTTTACACAGAACCATCTTAGAGGGAGCTGTAGCTTTAGCCATTAAGAGACTTCCCTCGAAGAATGTATAACTTAAACTAATTTAAAGATGGCAGTTTTTTCTGTAAATCAAAACAGACAGCTTTATGTAGCAAATGCTTATAAAGCAACAGTAGCAGGAACTGACCCTGCTGGTACAATATCAGTTAAGGCTGATAAAGCAAAAAAGTATTTTTATTTTCCTTATGTAGGTGTTGATAACCTCATGAGAAGTGATCTAATTGATGTAGATAAGGTAATGTATGCTAAGGCTACAGATGCTGATGCTCTAGCAATGAAGCTAAAATCAGTACTTGTAACTCTAGATTCAGCAGTTAATGGTGGTGAACCTATCTCAGGTCAGGATTATATACTAAGGATAGCCTTTAGACAGTATTTTGGTAATTCAGATGGTAATATGTACTTTAAGCATGGTGCTGTTCATGGCTTTGCTGGTATGACTGCTTCTGTATTCTATGCTAAAATGGCACAGTCTTTAGCTCTTAACTTTAGTAGAGAAAGAGTTAAACCTCTAGCTATTCACTTAGTAAGTGGTGACCTTGCAGATGGAGGCACTGATGAAGGTGAGGTGTTGCCAACTTCAGTTATTGCTAAAAAGAAGAGTGATACAAGTGATTTTGATCCTTTTACTACAACTTACACTGGTATTTTAATTGAGGAAGTAGAACAAGATTGGGTTCTTGGAACTAAAAAGCAAGTGCCTGTTTACTTTGATGTATATCCTTCTACTGTTATTAGTGGTGGTGATGAAGTAATTTGGGGAACAGCTGAAGAGGTTGCTAGTAAAGAATCTATAGGTAATGGTCATAATATTGCAGATCTTGAGTATTTCTGTATGGGTGAAAGAGGTGATCAATATAGAAATATTGGTTGGCCTAATGTAATTAAAACTAAGTATTTAGTAGATCCTGAAAAGAAATATAATATCATTGATATACATTATGCTTATGTAGGTGATGGTGTCAGTGTACAGAAGTCAGAGAAAGATATTACTATTGTAGTACCAAAGGTTGGTGCTAATAATCAAGCTAGTAATAAACTGACTAATGATATTATTGCTGCAATAAACACAGCTACTGGTCTTAATATTGCTACACTTGATAATTCAGCAGGTTAAGCTAGTATAAATTCAAAGTAGATGTGATGAGCATCTACTTTTTTTATTTTAATACATTACTAATATGATACACTATAACAATTTATATATAACTGAGGATAGCAAGTATTTAGTAATAGATGTAGCTATAGATGAAGATTCTACCTATGATGATGTTTATCTGTATAGAATAGCTATAGACACTCAAGATACTTACATTACTAATGGTCCTAGTAATAATGCTAAAATTATCTTCCTAGATGAAGGTGATATAGAAAAACCTAGTATGAATGGTATTGAGGAAGTTAAAAATAGTGGTAAAGATTCTAAAAAAGTAAAGCATACTAAACTAACTCTATCTGCTAAAGATTTAGGAGTTAATTTAAATAAGGATATGCTATTCATCTATAGTACAGCTTCAGGGTTTATACCAGAAGATAAACCAGATGTTCTCAAATATATAACTGATACAATACTTAATGTAGTTGTTAATACTTATGAAGTGTACAAAAGTATTATCCCTTTAATTAAGGAGATTGGTGAATTATGTAAGGATCCTATATCATTTATTGATAGAGAATTACAAATCAAAGCTGTAGAATACTCTATAAAAAATAGTAATTATCTATTAGCTATTAAATATTGGAAGAAATACTTTATGGATAATACAATTACATCCTCATCTAATAAATGTAACTGCAATGGAAACTCTCAATGTTCTTGCATTAGATAGTATTAATAAAATAATGAGTAGATTATCTAAAATTGGGTATTTAAACAAATGCTTTATTTACCCAGTATTAGCCTTAGTTTATTTATGTGATATATTAAATAAATATGGTCAATATGTATCAGAAGATGACTATAAATATATCACTAAAGCTATTCAAAATCTCTCTGATAATTCCTGTCTAATTGCTTTACCAGATTTCTATGAATTAAAGAATTCTCATCTACCACAATATAATCCACTGATAAGTAGAATTAGTGAGGACTCTCTAAGTAGATTAGCAGAAGATAATTCATTAAGACTATTATAATATAATTAAATAAAAGATTATTCTCTTGTGTATAAGACTTGTATTTATTATCTTTGCACAAGAGAGTTTTTATTTTATACAGATATGACTTATAGAGAAATAATTTATATGTGCTTAGATGCACTAAAGATTACCTCAGATGATGCTATATTCAATGAAGATCATATATTGTTTCTTGTAAATAAATATAGAAATCTATTACTTCAACAAAAATATTCAGACATTAGAAATGCAGTTCTTGAAAGTAACTATCAAACACTTTGTCTAGATTTAGAAATAGATAATACTAAAAGTGTTAGTATATGTAATGAGGAGATACTCAGAAGTAGTAATAAGATACCAAAATTATTGAATGTTGGAAATACAGAAGTTACTTTAGATGACTATTATATTGGAGAAATAGCATTAGTATCCCCAAACAGAATGAGATATGTTGGTCATAATAGATGGTTACAAAATGCAATATATTGTTCAATATACTCTGATGATCATCTATATTTTAAATCAGCTAATTCTCAACATCTAAATTTAGAAACAGTGAGGCTAAAAGGTGTTTTTGAGGACCCAATTGAGGCATACAAATTATCCTGTGACTGCAATTCTAAAAATATGTGTGATTACCTAGACTTAACACTCCCATTGGAGGATGGTCTTGTTCCTAAATTATTAGAATTAATAGTGCAATTTATAACTGCTGGTATTTATAAACCAGAAGATACTGAGAATAATGCAAAAGATGATTTATCCTCAATGATGCAGTTTATAAGAAGTAATATGAAATCCAATCTACAGAAACAAATAGAAGGCTAATGGATGATTTTAGGAAAGAAATGCTTAAAATAAATGAATCAAGAGTTCATAAAGTAAAGAATTCTTTAGGTGTTTACGATGCTTATAAATGGATAAGGAAGAATGAATGGTTAGGAATGAGTCCTATATCAGAACATGATTTTTATGCAATTATAAGAACTGTAAATAAAGCTCTTGCTAATAAATTTCTATACTCAGGCTCTATTAAATTACCATTAAGAATGGGAGAAATTGTATTAAGGAAATATAAACCTAGTATAACTTTACAAGATGGTAAGATTAAAACTAATTTACCTATTGATTGGGATTCTACTTTACAATTATGGTCAGAAGATAAAGAGTCTTATAAAAAGAGAACTTTAATTAGAATAGAAGAAAAAGAGATATTTAAAGTACTTTATGATAAGAGTAAAGCACTATACAATAATAAATCCTTCTATGCATTTAGTCTTAATAGAGACATTAAGACAGCTCTTAAGAAACAATTAAAAAATGGATTATTAGATGCATTTATGTTATGTGGGAAGACTTAAGTATGAAAGATAGAGCATCTCTTATCAAAATAGCTGTAGACAATGGAGTATATGACATTAATGAAATAAGAGGTAGCTATAACCAATATAAAAATGGAGGATATAAACCATCTGCTTCCATAAGAAAGACAATAACAAATTGGGAGGGAAGGTCAATGAGAACTAATAGATCATTTGAAGCTGAAGCTAGAGACTTTAATAGAGCATTACCTAAAGGGGCTTTACAAAGATTAACTCAGCAACAACTTGATGGTCTTTATAGCTATAGTTATAATGTAGGTTCAGGCAATTTTAGAAGTAGAGTTGTACCTACTCTTGCAAAGTATTTAGCAGGAATGGCTTCTACACAGGATGTACAAAAAGCTATGTGGGCATCTGGAGATACTAGGCTTAGGGGATTAGCCAGAAGAAGAGCAGCTGAAAGAAGGATGTTTGGTAGTAGTTCTTCACCAACAATTGCTCAAAGTGCTATTATTCCTGAGACTGTACAAGACTTTAACCCATATTCCTTAGTCTATGAAGAAGCACCAGAGATTCCACCACTTAAATTTAATGAAGGTATAGTTGCTCCAGATATACCTAATTCAGAAGAACTAGATACTAAAGATACAATAGATGATACTAATACTCCTGAACCAGATTATGGATCAATTGAACAATTATCTAATATATTAGATATGATACATACATCTAGGAGTCCTAGGGAAATAAATATTAATATATAATGGAAAGATATATATCAATAAAAGAAGTTTTAGATAACTTACTTGACAATCCATTACTACAGGATTTGACTCTTGAAAGAGTTGTCAACTATACAATTGATTTTATACGAAAGGTAGGTATGCCTAAAGTATATATAGAGAAAACAGCAAATCTTGAAGTTAAAGAATATAGAGCATTACTTCCTTGTGATTTTCATAAAATGATTCAAGTGAGAACTTTTAAGGAGGGTTGTAGTCAAACATTTAGAAGTTCTACTGATAATTTTCATTTCTCTAATAATAAGAGGAACTCACATGACTTAACCTATAAATTACAAGGTCAGGTTATTTATACCTCTATAAAAGATGGTACAATAGAAATAGCTTACCAAGCTATTCCTGTTGATTGTGATGGTTATCCAATGATAGCTGATAATAGTTCCTTTAGGGAAGCATTAGAGCTTTACATTACAAAGAGAAGATATAAAGTACTATTTGATATAGGTAAAATTAGAGGTGATGTTTATAGTTCTACTTGTCAAGATTATGCCTTTGCTGTAGGTCAAGCTCAAACAAGTTTAATAATGCCTACAATTGATGAAATGGAATCAATTACTAACTCTTGGAATACATTAATTCCTAGAGTTACAGAGCATAGAATGGGATTTATTAATAATGGTTCAAAGGAGACCCTTAAACAACAATAATGATGAGGCAAGATTTTCATGTTTTTCAAGGTATGAGGCAGGATAATCATCCTATTAGACAAGAATCTAAATACCTATGGGAAGCACATAATATAAGATTTACAGCTAGGGATGATAGTACATTATTATCTATGACCAATGAGAAGGGAACTAAGATTATTACCAAATTAATAGTAGGTTCTTATATAGGTCATTGTGTAGTAGGAAATTATTTAGTAGTCTTCACTGTTGGTAATAAAAATAGTACTTTAAATTATATATATAGAATAGAAAAGAAAGCAGATGGTTGGGTAATTACTATATTGTATATTGGCAATTTAAATATGGATGTAGAACATCCTATACAAGCATTAGGTATCTATGAAGGGGAATTAGTTCAAAAGGTATATTGGGTAGATGGAAAGAATCAACCAAGGTCTATTAATATAGTAGCTAATAGATTATTATTTAAAGACAAAGATATTATGGAGTTGTCTGATGCAGATAAAAATAATCTATATCCAGAAGGTTGCTTTGATTTTACTCAAGAATTACTTTTAAATGAAGAAATAACAGTCACTAGAGAAGAGGGTGGTGGAGCATTCTCTCCAGGAACTATACAATATGCTTTTTCATATTATAATAGACATGGACAAGAAAGTAATTTATTCTACACTACTGAACTTCTTAATATATCCTTTCCTACTAGAGGTGGAAGTCCAGAGGATGTAGTTAGTAATACCTTTCATATCTCTATCAAGAACCCTGAATCTAATTTTCAATATCTTAGAATTTATTCTATTCACAGGACATCAGTAGATGCAACTCCTATAGTAAAGATAGTAACTGATATAGAAATAACTGGAAGTAATGAAATAACTTATGTAGATACAGGACTTACTGGATCTAATATAGATCCAACAAAGATGCTATATATTGGTGGAGAATCTATTATAGCTGGAACTATAGCTGAGAAAGATAATACATTATTCTTAGGTAACATAGAATTAAAGAGAGATAGTATTCCTGACTCTATAAAAAATACTCTAAAAGATTCTGTAGCTAATAATAAAGTATCAATAGGAACTAGAACAATAGAACTTAATAGTGTTGATGATTCAGAAGCTATTTATGAGTATAGTAATCAACTTGCTGCTGGTAATACATCATCATTTAAAGTAGGTGACACCTATAGACTTGGTATTCAGTTTCAACATAAGACAGGTAAATGGTCTGAACCTCTATGGTTAGGTAACTATGATGTTCCTAGAGATATTAAGCCACATAGAGATGGTGATAACATTGTAGTTCCAAAAATGACATTTAGTCTAGATAATGATACAAAGAGTACTCTATCAAGTTTAGAATATAAAAGAGCTAGGGCATTAGTAGTATTACCATCTATTTATGATAGAATGGTATTAGCTCAAGGTATATTATGTCCTACTGTATTCTCTATTAAAGATAGAGTTTCTAATACACCATTTGCCCAATCCTCTTGGTTCTTCAGACCAATGTCTGAGAGTACAAATAATCTTACTGATATAGAAAAAGGATCTACAGTATCATTTGCTCATCTAGATCTATTAAAGTCAGGGAGTGATAGAGGAGCTGAAATTCAAAATATGATTTCAACACCTTTTTCTACTGCAAATAGTGATGCAAAACAAGATAGAGCTACTAATAATAATGCATTCTTTGTTGACCAATCTATAATTACTATGCACTCTCCTGATATAGAGTTTGATGATAGTACAAAACAAGCTTTAGAGGAAGGAGATTTTGAGCTTAATATAGTTGGATTAACAGAGTTTAAATCAAATGCAGGAGATATTTCTATACAGACATCTTCAGCAGTACCAGCTCCTAATGATAATGGTTTCTTTCACAAATCATTCCTTACTACTAATTATGAAAACAAAGGAATGGTTGCAGGTATGTTCTATAAAAGTCATCTTATAGATGATAAAGATAGTGGAAAAACTCTCTATGCTTATAATGCTACACAGAAGAGTTGGGAATTAAATTGGCTAGTATATCCTTGGCAGAGATCAGGTTCATTAAATAATGACATTGTTAGACCAGAGTCTGGGGGAGCTAGAACTTCAGTATTAAAAAGAAAAGTTATTTCAAATATTAGATTCTCTCCAGATGTAAAATGGTTGAGTAAATCTTGGAGTTCAGGAGATAAAAATGGTATTACACCAGTCTCTATTTTCAATAGTAATGAGGTATCACTTATAAAGATACCTACTCCAAAGAATTCAGGTATTAGAGCATTGAATTATTATGGTAATGTTGATACTTTGATTACTACAGATAGTGAATACACTTTCTATGTAACACCTAATACAGGTGTGGATTTACAAGGTTCTGGAGTAATAGTCAACCCATTCACAAAGATTCCACTTCAAAGTATTAAAACTAATTATAGTGATAATCTTGCAGGAGATTTTAAAGAGCAATTAAAAACTACTAATGAACCTGTAAGAATGAAATATAAATCTACACCTCATGCAGTTTTCGCTTTTAATTATTTAAATAATTCATCTCCAGTTATTTTACCTAGAATGAATAACTTAAATAAATATATAGGAACTAATGAGGTCCCATTTTGGTCTAATGTAGATCCAGAGATACCAAATCAATATAGAGATGTTGATATTCAAGAGGTTTATCCTATTTCTGGTAGTCCTAAAGAAGTAGAAAATGCAGTAATTAAAAATTTAGAGAGTAATTATGGTGATACACTCCCAGATGATTGTGCTATATGCACTTGTTCAGTAAGGAGTCAAGATACTAACTATGCAGATTTATATGTAGCTGTACAGGGAGGTAAATGGAAAAAAGTAACTGAAGATAGCCCAGACTTAAAACTAGGTAATATTTATTATTACAAAGGAGGAAATATATATTGGAAGGTTGTTTATCATGGTTCTGGTAGAGTACTATATAAAATAGGTGAAACTACTTCATATTCTGTAAAACAAGATAATATTGATATTTCAGAAACAAAGCCTTGTTTATATATGGCTGAGTTAAGAAGAAAATCAAAACCTACTAATATGTTTGGGGGAGATACTGATGAAGCTCTTAGAAATAATTCTTGGATACCTGCTGGTCCTATTGTTCCACTTGACTCTAAAATTGAGTTTAGATATGGAGATACATATTATCAAAGGTATGACTGTTTAAAGACTTATTCCTTTACAGAGGAGGATGAAAATAGTGTAATAGAAATTGCCTCCTTTATGTGTGAATCTAGAATTAATCTAGACGGAAGATATGATAGGAATAGGGGTCAAATTAGTAATCTAAATATGTCTCCTATTAATTTTAATTTAATGAACCCTATCTATTCTCAGAGAGATAATTTCTTTAACTATAGAATACTTGATAAAGAGTACTATAGAAACAATAAATATCCTACTCAAATATTATGGTCATTAGAAAAGTCATATCTAGAGGATATAGATACATGGGCTAATGTGACCTTAGCTAATTCTATAGATTTAAGTGGCAGTGCAGGATCTATTACATCCCTTGAAACATTTAATGATACTTTAATAGCTTTCCAAGAGCAATCTATAAGTCAGATTTTGTTTAATAGTAGAGTTCAAATACCTACATCAGATGGTACTCCTATAGAAATCACTAATAATTATAAGGTTGAAGGAACTAGACCAATTAGTAATGTTATAGGATGTCAAGATAAATTCTCTATAGCAAAATCTCCAAGTGGTTTATATTTTATAGATAATAATGCTGATATATTATACTTATATAATGGTCAACTGCAAGATATAAGCACACAGTTTGGTGGAAAGTTTTGGTTAAGAAAATATCATGCAAATGAGAAATGGAATATTAATAGTAAGTCATCTGTAAGATTAAGTTATGATCCAAAGAATAAAGATTTATATCTAAGTCCCATTGGAGACACTAATAATGAAAATACTTTATGTTATTCAGAACAAATGGGTCAATTTACATCCTTAATGAGTTATAGTAAAGCTATTATGTTCCCAATTGATAATAGTTTCTACTCTATTACTAGTTCAAATGGTACTACAAAATTATGGGAGAACTTTAAAGGAAATTATAATCAATTTTTTGATGAGATAAAGTTACCTAGATTTACTTATATTTGTAATGAAGATGTTTCATATACAAAAATATTTGATACTATTGAGTATAGAGCAGATGTTTATAACAAAGAGGGATTATTAATTCATAATAAATCTTTTGATTGGATTAAAGCAGCAAATGAATATCAAGATACAGGTGAGAAGACTTTAAGTCAGGCTAGAAGAACTATAAATGATATATCATTAAGAAAGAAATTTAGAGTATGGAGAGGACAGATACCTAGACAAGGAAGAGAGAGAATTAGAAATCCTTGGACTTCAATTAGTTTAGGTTTTAAAAAGTCTTTAAATGAGAATGATAATATGTTTCATTTTATATTACATGATATTTCAACAAAGTACACAATCTAATTTAATAGGGATATAAGAGAAGTCTTATGTCCCTATTATTTTTATATTTAGGTTCTTGATAATATCACTCATTTTATATATCTTTGCACAAGTAAACTAATAAGTTATGGCTAATAGAATTAATAATAGAAGATATAATAAGTTATTAAGTTATAGAAATAACTACTTTGTAGGAGGAGGACACATGTTTGCTCCTTATTATCAGACACCACCAATATTAGGGGGTATGGGTGGAGCACAGAATCCTACTCAAGGATATGAGCCTACAGGAATTCCATCTAATACATCTAGTACTAATGGAGGATTATTTGGTAATCTAGGAACTTCAATTGTAAATGGTTTTAAATCAGGTGCTCTTAATGGTTTAGCTGGTGGACTAGGAAATATTGCAGGAGGTGCAATAGGAGGAGGAATGTCTAGTGGTGTTGGAAGTGCTATGACTAGTCTAAGTGGCTTAGCTAGTGCTATTCCAGGACCTTGGGGTGCTATTTCCTCAGCAGGTTTAGGAGTACTTGGAGGCTTAACAAATAGAATGTTTGGTTCTAAATTGAATAAAGAGAATATTGCCGATGTTGAGGGTAATATTAATAGACTTAACAGCCTACAAGCAGATGCTAATAGCTTTGATACTTTAGCTGATATTTGGGGTAACACATCTATGGGAAGTAACTTTACTAATAGTTATATTGGTAAAGATGGATGGTTTTCTAATAAAGCAAAAAAGAAAGCTAAACAATTGAGGAACCAAATGGAGTTAGCTAATGCTTATGCTGAAAATGCACTTCAAAATAATGCTCATAATATTTCAGAAACTACTATGAATAACTTAGAAGCAAATTATGCAGCTCTTGGAGGATTTCTAAATCAATATGCTGATGGTGGTAGTATATATATTAAACCTGAAAATAGAGGAAAATTTAATGCTACTAAAAAAAGAACTGGAAAAACTACAGAAGAGTTGACACATAGTAAAAATTCATTAACTAGAAAAAGAGCAATCTTTGCTCAGAATGCAGCAAAATGGCACCATGCTTTTGGTGGTGAATTAAATACTAATGGAGCAGACTTTCCAACTGGATTAACCTTCATTGGTAATGGGGGTTTACATGAAGATAACCCTTATGAAGGTGTACCAATGGGTGTAGATCCAGAAGGTACTCCTAACTTAGTTGAAGAAGGAGAGGTTATATATAATGACTATGTATTTAGTAATAGATTGACTGTTCCTAAGACTATAAGATCTAAATATAAGTTAAAGGGAGATAAGGATTTAACCTTTGCTGATGCTGTTAAGCAAATCTCTAAAGGTGCTACAGAAAGACCTAATGATCCTATTAGTCAAGAAACTTTACATGAGATAATGTCTGATTTAGCTCAGACCCAAGAAGGTGTTAGAGAAGAAGCTAGTGAGGGTAATAAATTTGCAAAAGGTGGTATCTTAGGTAACTTATATGAAGGTGATGGTTCAGCATGGCAAGTGCTAAATAGAAATAATAAAACCAAAGGTCTTAACTTTGGAGATCCTAAATTTAATCCTTATACTAAGAGTGGAGATATTGATTGGAATATAATGTATGGTAAAGATAGTCCTTACATGAAAAGAAGACAATATGTTCTAGATAATTGGGAAAGTGAAGGAGTTAAAAATTGGCTTTCTAAATATGTAGAAGGAGTTAATGCTTATAATAGAGATAGAAAAGGCTATAAGCCTATGTCTGTTAATGATATTACTAAAGATGTATTTGAACACAGAACTTTTGATAAAAGTTGGGGAGGAATGCATTCAGGTATTGATTATGCAGGAGACCCATCTGTAAATAGAGCTAATAGATATTTTCTTAGAAGTAAAGATGATAGTGGAAAATATGCTATAACTCCTATGGAAACTACCCCATGGAAAGGTTTTGCTCAAAGTGGTGAATACCAAGGTCTCAAATATGAAGAAGCTTTCCCAGATTATAAAGAGGTAGGAAGTGAAGAGAGACCTCTTGATAAGAGTACAAATACTATATACACTGATTATTATTATGATACTATTCCAAAAGAGAAAGCTCCTGAAGAACCTAAAAAACTACCTCCATTAAATTTAGGTAGAAGCAATGAGGATCTTAGATATATTCCTGCAATAGGTTTAGGTTTAGCATCACTAACAGATGCACTAGGATTAACTAATAAACCAGATTATTCTGAAGCAGCTCAGATAGAAGCAACTACAAGAGGTGGCTCTTATAGACCTGTATCTTGGAGTCCAATTGGTAATAAACTTGGTTATAGACCATTTGATAGAGATTACTATACTAATAAACTTAGTGCAGAAGCTAGTGCTTTAAGAAGATCTTTAGCTAATCAAAGTGGTGGTAATAGTGGTAGAGCAATAGCAGGTTTATTAGCTGCTGACTATAATGCTCAAGATAAACTTGGTGAATTATTCAGAAAATCAGAAGAATATAATTTAGAACAAAGACAGAAGATTGAAGACTTTAATAGAGCTACTAATCAAGCTAATTCTCAAGGTATGCTTCAAGCTGATATGGCTAATCAACAAGCTTATGCAAATGCAAGAGAAAGTAACCTTAGGGGTATTTTAGCAGCTGCTGAAATGAGACAAAAAGCTAGATTATCTGCTGAAGCTGCTAAATCTGCTAATTTAAGTGGATTCCTACAGGCTATAGGAGATATAGGGTATGAAAATAAATCACTTAATATGATAAGAGCATTAATGGAAGCTGGTCTTGTACCAGTATCAGACTCTATACAAGACCTTTATGCCGCATCTTCAGCTAAAAAGAGATTAACCTCTAATGGTAAAACTAATAAAAAGGGAGGTAAGTAATGCAGTTAGTTATAGATAGTAAATTTAGACCATTTTCCTATGATGAGCTTGTAAAGCCTCTTACACAATATAAAGAGGCTTATGATAAAGTGGAAGCACAATATTCTGATTTAGTTTCACAAACGGAACAATGGAAAGATATTGCGAATAGAACAAAAAGTCCTGAAGCTTATGCAATGTATAGTAAGTATGCTAATGACTTAAATAATATAGTAGATGATTTTAGTAGAGGTATGACTTTACAAAATAGAAGTCAACTTATGTCTATGAAGAGAAGGTATGCTAGTGAAATACAACCTATTGCAAGAGCTAGTGAAGCTATGAAAGAAGCTAATGACCTTAGAGTAAAGTCTGGTCCTGATTCTATATTTGAGGTAGGAGAATATAATTCACTAGATCAATTTCTTCATGGTAAAACAGCTAATAATAGATCTCAAAGTAGAGATGCTCTTACTAAGAGAACAGCAGCTATGACAGAAGCTGCTATGGCTTCAGCAATGAAAGATCCAGAGTTCAAAAAAGCATTGGGAGATCAATATTGGATGTTAACACAGCACACAGGAGGTTCTTATGCAGACCTTAAAGCTGCTATAGCCAATAATCCTCAAGCACAAAATAGATTTGCTGAAATTAAAGCTCAGGTGATGAAAGAAGCTGGTTATGATAGATATGATGCTATGGGTAAGCAAGCTATAGAGAGTGCTATTAATACAGGTTTATATGCAGGTCTAGATAAACCAGTTAGGTCATTCCAAGCTAATCAAGCTTATCTTAACCCATTACAAGCTGAACAATTGTCTCAAGCTAAGACTGAGTTTGAGTGGAAGAAACAAGCTAGAAGACCTCTACCTCTTGGGAATGGTAACTATCTTGACCCAGTTTCAGGTCTTACCTTTACTGAAGATAATAAAGGTAAGAGAACTTATAATTTTTCTGGTAAGGGTTCTGGTAAGGGTTCTAATAAGGGTAGTTCTGGAGATGGTGATAATAGATCTACAAGAAAAGTTAATAGATTAGCTAAACCTATAAAGGTTAAAGTGGGTGGTGGAAATCCTATAGAAGAATATGGTGATACTGTAGAACCTACTGGTACAAAGGTACCATTTAATAAGTTAACTGGTGCAGCTAGGGACATTGCTAAACAATATATGAATGATGATACTTCAGAGGGTTATGATATTTATATTGAAACACCAGGTACATGGGAATGGCATTCTCATCAGAGAATGTACATAATACCAAGAAAAGTTGAAAGTATTGATAAAGAGGATGAAGGTGAAAATGATATTTAAATTTTAATCTATGTTTACAGAAATTTTAAGAGGTCTTAAAGGTCTTAAAGGTCTCAGGGGTCTTGAAGGTCTTTCCCAACAAGAAAGAGATGCTTGGAGAAGAGTTAATGCAAGTAAACTCGAAGGTAAGTCTGCTCAATATGAAGATAGATTGTATGCAAATCAACAATTTGTCAAGAAATTTGGAATGGATGCCTTTAACTCCTTTAATAGGGACCAAAGAGACTATATATATAAGGATACAATAGTAAATGAACTTTATACTGATCTTTATAGCCCCTATACTGATAAAGTAGGAACTGATGGTAAATATATAGTTGACCCTAATAAGGGAATGGGGAGTGAAGCAGAATTTAAAAAGTATTATGCTATGGATGCAGACTCAAAATTGGAATTAATTAGAAGTGGTTGGAAACCTACTCCTCAAATTGAGTCTGAATTAAAGAAAGAGCGTGATATGAAATTAGCAGCAATAAATAATTCTAATGCTTGGGTTGGTGCTCCTAGCTATGCTCAAGGAGGTGTAACAGCTAGTTTTATTTTTAGAGAACCAATACACGAAGAGCTTTCTAGATCCGAGAATAATAAAATTTTGGAAGGAATTTATGCTAGAGATTTAAAGAAAAGGGAGGATGAACTTCAACCTGAAATAGATGACTACTATTTAAATACTATAGGAAAACTAAGCGACTCAGAGGTGAAATCCCAATTTATGAAAGCTTTAACTCCCAGTGATACTAATATTGGTAATTCACAATTGCTTGCATTTTTTCATGATGGTAAAAATGTAGAAGACGAAGTAAAGAATTTTAGCATAGATGATATGAGGATGTATCTAGCTAAGTTCAAAGTCCTTAATGATAGATTAGGAGCTGGTGCAGCCTACACTGCATTAGATAATTATGCTAAGGAATATATAAGTGATCATCAAGGAAACCTCACTTATGCAGGATTACTAGCAAAAGATATTGGTATAAGTGTGCTGTCTTATACTGCTGATAAAGTAAATAGTATAAGGCAACTATTTAATACTGGTAAAGGAAAATCTGTAGTATGGATCGATAATAAAGGTAATGTAGTTGCTCCAGATCAAGTTAAAACAGCAAAGAATGGAGATAAATATTATATCAATGATGATGGAGAAGTTACTGCAATAAAGCAGACTAAAATGAGTGTTACAGACTTAGATTATTTAGGTAAAGATGCTGAAGGTAATACTAGAAGTGACTTCCTAAATAATCAGTTTTGGGCAGATGCTGAACAATATGGTACTCTTGATTCTGATGAAATAAAACAATATAAAAAGTTAGGAGCATCTCCTTACAAAGTTGTATATAAACCAGGTGATGATTCAGATTTACTGTATGAAACTATTAAAATGACATCATTTGCTATAGCCGATGCTGCTTCTATGCTTATTCCAGGATACGGAGAAACTGTGGGTGCTGCAATGCAAACAACTAAAGCAGCTTCTTTATTAAGTAAGGCAATTAGTACTCTTGGTAAGGGTATATATTATACAAGTAAATTAGCAAAAGCTGTTCAACCTACAATTAGTGCTACAGCTATTGGACATGCCTATGGTAGAGGTGTATTTGGGGAGAGTCTAGCTCAAAATATGCAACAACTAGAAGAATATGCTTACACCTTTGCTCAGAAAAATTTTCATGATAATTATTATAGTAATAAACAGTTTAAGGATCAAGTAGACAAAGATGTACAAACTGAATTTAATAAACTAAAGAATATACAAAAGGCTGAGTTAAACACATCGGAGGGAAATAAAGAAATAGCTAACCAAGGACTCACTGATGAGGCTCTTATGGAAAAAGCTAAGCAGATTGTTCATAGTACTTACATTGATAGAGGTGTTAAAGATATTCAAAATTCTGATGATTATTTTGATATGGTTGGCAAGGCTTCAGAAAGTGCAAGTGATGCAGCTATGACAGCTGCTATTACAGACGGTGCTAAGTATATGTTAGTTAATAATTTTGGATATAGAAAATTTCTATTTAATACTGCTGCTGATAGAGCTGCATCTTCTGCAAGAAGATTAGCTCGAAATTTATCTGAAAAGGAGAGCAGAAGATTACTCTTTAAAAGTCTTATTGATGGAAATAAGTTAAAAACTATTGGGAAGATAACAGCATCTCAAGCATGGGGAGGTGCATGGACTAACTTTACTGATGAAATGCAATCTTGGGGTGGTAAACAAATAAATCAGGATAGATTCTCTTCTTATTTAAGTGGTTTTTATAATGGTCAAGCTTCAGATGATATCTATGGTGCTATAGATGCAGTAACTTCATATTTTAATGGTGCTATGGCTTCCTTAGCTAAAGGCACAACTTGGAAGGCAGGATTTGTTGGTGCTACTGGTTCATTAACTTCATTCGCTCCTAATGTTGCTTCAATAACTACTACTATTGGTACAAAAAGAGGTAGAGAAGCTTGGAGAAAAGCTTCTTTAGGAGAAAGAGCCAATATGATTTTTAATAATGGAGTTCTTAATGAATACTATGGAAAGAAACAGGGTGAATCAGAAATAAAAAGGTATGTAGATGTAGTTAATAAATTACTTGATGAACAAGATAACTTTTCTATATTAAAAAGTGCTGTAGCTCTAGATAGAGCTTCTATTGATGTAAGTAATCAGGAAGATAAAAATGCTATCACATTCCTAAAAGCGGTAAATGCAATATCACTATTACATCAATTTCAGAGTGATAGTGGTATTAAAGATCAGTCTAGTTCTAGAATAAAAAGATGGTTAAAGAATAAATTTGGTGAAGGTGAAAACACTTTAGGGGCTGTTGCTAGTCAATCTACTATACTTACTAAGGCTTTATCAGAAATAGAAGATTTAGTTAATGGAAATCTAAGTGAAGAATCTGCAAAGAGTTATCTATCTGAATACTATGCTAAAAACCCAACAGTAGAACAATCAGAGGATAATAATAAAAGAGCTTTAGAGGAGATGTCCCAAAATGCTAAAACTCTCCAAGAGGCTGAAAATACTTGGCAAGATATTAATTCTAAGCTTGATATGGTTGAGAAGGATAGAGGTTCCAAAATATCTTCTAATGTTAGAAGTAGACTACTTGAAAGAGCGGCACTTGATGGTTTCTTATCAGAAAGGTTAGATGCTCTGGAGGATAAAATTTCAGGTAATAGAATTAACACTTCTACTGAATCAACTGCTGAGACCTGGGGTACTAAGGAAGCTATTAAGGAACAAGTTCTATCTATGGAAAGAACTGAGAGGGATCTTAATAAGGATATAATTGTTGCAAAGAATAGATTAGATAATGCCACTACTAAGTTAAATGAGTATAAAAAGACTCATGATATTGAGAACTTAGATGATATAGCTACTACAGAGTACATAGGTTTACTAAATAATGTTGAAGCTGCCAAACTACAGTATGAATATACTACTAATTCTATGGATAAGCTCAAATCTAGGCAAGAAAAGATGAAAGCTATGAGTAAAGAGGAATCATCAAGAGTTTTATCTAAGAATGAAATACTGGCATTGCCCTCAGAAGCTAGAGCTAGAATGCTTAATGATTTGAATAGAAGTAATTATTCAAAGGAGCAACTTGAACAAATAGATGCTCTTAAGAATGAACTAACTCTAAAGGATCCATCATTACTACAATCTATACAAGATCAAGCTAGGCTCTTAAAGCAGAAAAATGCTAATGCTAGTGCCTATGAAATGATGTTAGAGAATCCAGAGGCAGCTTATACAGAATTTGAAGCTCAAGATGGTGTAGATGCTACTATATCTAGAGATTTATTCTTTAGAAGGTATAGTGAGAGCATTAATAATGTGATAAGAAAATTGAGTAGTCTGAGTAATATAAAAGATATAAGTCAAGATGATATAAGGGAAGCAATATATAAAAATCTTAGAGTCTTACATCCCAAGATACTTGATTACTTAGACACAACTCTACCCAATGAAAAAGGTTTAGAATTTATTCCTTTATATAGCAATGAGATAGTAAAGGCTAAAGAATGGTCTAATATGCTTACAGATATAAGTAAGGCTGTTGACCAAATGAACTTTGACGATTCAACTAAGAAAGTATTCAGTGACAATATAGGTAATCTTATTGATAAAGCTTCTACAAGAAAGCAAGCTATGGATATTTTAGAGCAAGTTAGTAACTCTACTGATGTTTCAAACTCAGATCAAGCTAACTTTAGGAAGTTACTGAATATAATCAATGGTGTTGAAGAACAAAGAAATGCTACTACTACAGAGACTAAAGAAGAAAAAAAAGCTAGACAGGAATCTCAAGAGACTCAAGCAAAGCAAGAGGAAAAGAGAGTAAAGGATGCTGAAGATAAAGCACAAGAAGCTATTGAAGTAACAGAAAAAGAAGCATCAAATGATAAAAATGCTCAAGAAGCTTATCAAGAAACAGAAAAAGAGAAATCCAATGAACAAAATGCTCAAGAGACTTACACTGAAACTAAACAAGAGAGAAGAAATCAAGAAGAAGCTAATAAGCAATTAAATACTTATGAGCAGACTGACGAAGATATAGCTAGAGATAAAGCTATAGAAGAACAAAGAAAAGAGGGTGTGGACTTTTCATCAGGAACTATAGACTTTGAGAGTCCTGATTGGGAAAAACAAGTAGAACAAGCAGAGGCAGAAGGACATAAAATAGAAGAAGGATTTGTTAGTAAAGATACTACTGATGTTACTGATCAAGGAAATAGAGAGTCTATGCAACCTAGTGAAGTTTTAGCAGGAAATTATTTTCATAGATATGATGTAGATGCTCTAATAGAAGATAAAAAAGAGGTAGTTAGCTATGGTAGAAAGGGAGATATATTAGATAGAATATTAAAGTGGTTTGAAAATGCAGGAATCAAACTTCAGGAGATAGTAGATACTGAAGTGGGAGACATTATGAAAACTAAGCCTGAAGTACATCTACTATATGTAAATCCTAAAACTACTGCTACTGATGATGCTTGCTTTAGTGACACCGCTATGTTAGCAGTAGAATATACTGACAAAATATCTAAAATACATAATAATGATAGGGGGGGAGTAATTACTGCTAATGGTAAGCAATATCTAATAATAGGTACTCTAGGATTCAATAATAGAGAGCAACAAAGCAATTATGTAAGTGTGCATAATCCAGCAAAAGGCTCAAGACTTAAATATTTTACAGCTAATCCTAATGAACGATTCTATATCCTTCCAACTGCTCATACCGAGATAGCTGAGATGACATCAGGAAGAATAACAAGACAATTAGAGAGTGATTCAGAGGTAAAAATTAGACCTGTTACAGAACTCTTATCTGAACCTAATAGAAATCCTAAGGGATTAAAACTCCAAGATCTTAAGTGGGGTATAATGTTTGAAGATGGTTTACATTATGCAAATGTTTCTCCTAGAAATACTGTGTACCCTCCTAGAGATACCCTAAGTAACTTAGGTGCTGTATTTTTACTAATTGAAACTGCTAATGGTAATTATATACCAGTAGCAATAAGATCTACAATGCTCTCTGATTTACAAGATGGTACATTAAAGACTCAATTAAATAATCTATTTAATGAATTAAGTTCTACTAAATATTCAGATAGATTAGGTGCTATTAATCAACTTGTAAAATTACTTAATATAAATGAGAAGGGAGATAATATACTCATAGGAATGGATGATAAAGCAACTGTTAGTACAGTTAAGAATGGTACTGTATTAAGGACATTCAATTTGAAAGATGCTAACTTTAGTAGAATGGACTTAATTAATGCTATTTTTGAGCTTAATCCTAGAGTTAATATTACTTTATCTACTCTAAGTGATCCTGTACAGTTAAAAATGTATGCAGAAGCAGGTGCTTTGAACACTGATATAGCTAAATTAGGAACATCCAATGCAAGTTATACAGTGTACTCAATGGATGCTAATGGTAATCCAATTAAGACTAAGCCAATAGAGAATAGAGATCCAAGTACAGAAGCTAATAGTGACTTAAACAAAGCTGACTATAAGAAGAAACACTCTGTATATTATAGAGGTTCTCAATATAGAGAGAAGAATGGAAAGTGGTATAATACTAATTGGAAAGAAGTAACAGATCCTATATTACTTAGTCAAATTAAATGGACTAGCTATATTAGAGTAAATGATTTGACTCCTAATTTAGTTGGTAATGATATGTTTGGTAATAAGAATAATGAATATTACATTATTAATTCTAATCCTACAAATGCAAAAGTGATTAAAGTACTTAGTAATGGTATTGTAGCTGAACTTAACATAAATGATTCTAGAGTAATAATAGAGAAAGTACAAAATAGAGATATTCAAGCAACTAGAGAAAAAGCAGCTAAAGAAGAGAAAGAAAGACTTATGCATATTGAAAACTCTATGGACTATGATAATGCAGAAGCGGCTGGTGAGGGTGAAGATGTTACTAAGGTTAATGAGATTAGTGGAGCTAATTTAACTGAGGAACAAATTATTGCACAAGGTAATGGGGATTTCCAACTTGACTCTAAACCTCAACCAACAGATACTGAGCTTAAGGCACAAGCTATGGTAGATAGAATAACCTCTGATTCTCATGACATCATTCTAGATGAAAAGAGAGGTGTATATGTAGATTCCACAGGCAAAGAAAGAGCTAGAGTTACATCAGTAATTCAAGCTACTGAAGGTACTGAGAGATTTGACCCAAATAGTCCTTGGATTACTCCTTCTACTAATGTGGGAACAGGAATGGATAACTTTGTAAGAGACTTCTTTGCTAGTAAATTGGGAAGTTTAGATAGCCTTCAGGAGAGGTATCCTAATGCCACAACTGCTCAACTACAAGCCTTTGAGAAACAGCTCCAAGAGTTCAAGGCTAAGCTTGATAAAGCTGGTTTAACAGTAGTTCCAAGGGATGTTACTGTCACTGGGGAAGTTGAAGTTACAGATACTAATGGTAAGAAATATAAATTACCTGTAGCAGGAACTCTAGACTTGCTTGCCTATGACAAAGATGGTAACTTCTATATCTTTGATATGAAGACAAATCATAGTACTCCTAATGCTAAAAAAGCTGCAAAGTGGAACAAACAGTTATCTTTATATAAGCAGTTCTTAGAAGAAAAGTATGGTGTTAGTGTAAAAGAGACTTCTATAATTCCAATAGAAGTGAAGTACCCAGCTCCTAAAGGATGGAGAAATGGAAAAACTGTATATAGAGCAGATGAAAAAACTAATCAACTCTATTATCAGACAGAGGATAATTCTGGAGCATTAACCTCTAGTACTCCATATAGAGATGCTAAACCAATCTTACACTCTAACATACCAATCTCAACTAGTCCTGTAAAGATAGAGTATAGTTTACTAACTGATTCTGAGAAAGCATTATTATCTCCTGTGGTAGATGGAACATTTAATTCATCTACAGGTACTACTAACATTGAGAATAAAAATAAGAACAAAGACATTAATAAGACAGGTGACATTTCACTAGCTGAATTACAAGCTAGTACAAATGCTAAACCTACTAATGTAAGTTCTATGCTTAAAAATAGAAACTATAGTAAAAAGGTAAGAGGAATACTAAAAGAGAAAGGTTTTAATGGTAAAATGTCTGAGGTAGAAGCTTGGTTAAAAGAGCATAATATGCCTATAAGTAATATAAAAGACATAGATTCTTGGATTGATATGTTACAAAACTGTAGATAAAAAAGAAAGCCAGTAGGAATTCTACTGGCTTTTATTATATTATTACTTTTGTAAATTGTTCTTTTCAAACACTTGGAATACACCATTATCAGTATCCATTTCATTAAGTTGTTCAATTTGTCCGTAAAATGGAATTAAATACTTTTGAATGTTTCTAAAGTATTTATTTTCCCCCTTATGCTTACCAGACTTAATTGTGTCATTAATATCTCCAATACCAGCAAATGGGTATAAAAAGGAATTAACTACATTAGATGCAGCTATAGGACTGTTTATTAGAGTATTCATTTCCATAGGAATACCCCATGGAGTTGAACCATTTATATCTGTAATAGCTCTCTTTGTTTGATATATCCACATCCTTGTCCAAAATTCTTTCTTATGGTCATCAGGTTCACCGAGAGCAAATGATAATGTAAGAAGACTAGATAATACAAGTATTTCAGATAGTGCTCTTCTACAATTAGCTTTTTGCATAGGATTCATCTCATTCCAATGCAACATTGATTCTCTTTGAAACCTAAATATATCCCCAGCCATAGCATAAGCAAACTTAGAAGCTGTGTTATAATATCCCTCTCTATTTTCTCCAAGAGTAGCATCATAATGAGAACTCCTAAATCTTCTAGAGTAGTGTTCAACCATCCATTGCCTTAAATTCATTATAAATCTACCAGCCATGTGTTGATGAATTAAACCTTTGTCTTCTTCATTCATAGCACCATGGGTAGTTTGATTTACATATCTAATTCTTTTTCTAATCTTCTCTAAAAAGGCATCATCAATAGGAACTTCTTGACCATTATCATCAGTATATGTAGCATTTTTATCAATTATTAGTTCAGAATTACCATCTACCTTATTACCTACAGAGAATACATCATAAAGGGATTTAGTTTTTCCATTTATTTTAATCTTAGTATTATGTAATACAGCATACATATTTACAAAGTGAATTAAGTGTTCACCTGCCCCATAACCTATGAATGAGAAGTTCTTTCCCAAAAGATGTCTTAGTGGTCCTCTGTAATATCTTTGATGCTGTAATTCTCCAAAATTTTCATTTAATGGATCAAATATTTGTGCTAACAATACTGATTTACTATTAGTATTATTAGTCATAAAGTCCATTATTCTTCCTACAGAGCCTTTAATATTATCACCAAAAACTTTCTTATGTGCCCATGCATAATCAATAGGATTATAAAACTCCATAGCCCCAGACTCTACTAACATTTGAAGTTCACCTACTAGGTAGTTAGATATAGCTCCTTTAACATTAACAGCCAAACTCTTTAAAGAAGTATATGCAAGTAGATTCTTCAGTAACATGTGATATTTTCCAGGGTTTTTAATATTAACACCATATATAAATTTATCAACAAATCCATCAACAATACCAATAGTATTAGAATTACTTGCAAAAGCTCTTAATTGTTTATAAACCCTAATACCTGTATCTTCTACCATATCTAGACTTTTATAGTTCCTTCCAGCAGCTACTTCTTGGTCTTTAATAAAATCAGCCATAAATTCAACAGTGTCTTTAATATTATTCATAGCCTCATAGTTTATTGCAGTTCCTGCTAAGTGTTGTATAGCACTAGAGAAATCTTTCAGTAGTTCTCCTTTATCTTTAATCTTATTGATATAGAATATAGGTATTTGTCTAAATGGAGTATTATCTAATGCTCCACTAACTATGTTATATTCTTCTCCATTTACTATACCATTATTTGCATATCTATCATCATCTTCTCTTATAGTAGTAAAGTCTTTAAGTTTTGTTCTAATAGCTTTTATTAAATCTCTAAGACTTCCCTTCTTAACAGCAGCTTTCATAGCATCCACAAAGGATCTCCTAATTTGAGGAGGTACAAATTGTCTTTGAGCATAATTAGGTAATAAGGTTCCTAATTCTCCTTTTATTTGCATCATTGTTTCATAATACTCCTGTTGCTCACTAGTTAATTTAGGAAATGCTTTTCTATATGTGGAATTAGGAACTCTCTCAGTTCTGCCACTTACTAAATCTACAACTCTATCCTCTGTATTAGCTTCTTCCCAATTTTTTATAGCTTCATCTACAGATAGACCTCTAGTTCCTTGCCCTATTAATCCTTTTCTAAAATTAGCTCTAGCTTTATAATAAGCAGTCCAATCAATATCACTTATGATATAACCATTAGGCTCATACATAAAGTCACTCTTAAAACCTGCTTTTCTGAGTTTATGTTCTGCTCTTCTTATTCTAAGAGATATAGCATTCATCTTAGCATCCCTAGAAGATTGAGCATCTCTTATAATGTTACCCATAGTAGCAATTAATGGGTTAGAAACTCTTCCAATACTATATAAATAGTCATAGATAGTAGAGTCTTTTTCAGCCATTTCAACTATATTAACTACAGACATGCCATTAGAAAGTTTATCTCCTAAATATTCAGTAGCTATAGTAGTCATAGTATTTAGTCTTAACTCCCTTAGAGTTTTATCATGTTTATCAAAGAATTCTACTAGTTTAGTAGCTTGATCTTTTATAATTTGTTTATCAGTATCACTAAGTCTTTCATCTGAGATAATACTATCAATATTAGACAATGATGTAAGAATGCTTTTATAACCATCAGTAATAGATTTAACCTGCATTAGTGACTTAGCTATAGCAGAAGCTCTCTCTAGATTACTTCCAGATTGTGGAGTATTCTGGAGGATTTTTTCCACTTCTTGTATTTGTGTAGATGCTTCACTAAGAAATCCTAGAATACCAACATAGTATCTATTACTATTAATTTCCTTCATAAGTGTATGCAAAGACTGTTCCAATCTAGTAGTTTCAGGGGTTATTCCCTGCTCTGCTTTCATCTTTTTGAGCTGTCTTTGTAATGTTATAGCAGCTTCTGATGCTGCTTGAGATAAACTCCTTATATTATTTCCAACTAGTACTACTTCATTAAAGTCTAGATTATATTTCTTATTTAGTGCTTTTATTGTATCTTCTATCTTACCTTCTTCTGAATTTCCAATTGCCTGTTCTACACTCTCTATTTGTTGTGAAACTGCATTAATATCAAGTCCATTATACTTTTTACAATTATTTAATGTAGCATCTATTAAGGCTTTTTGAGAAGCTGTTACTCCACCAACTCTATAAGAGTCATATATTTTTTGAGCAACTTCTTCCAATGTGCCAAACATTTGCTTAAGTCTTTGTACTTGACTACTTGATTCATTAAATACTAGAAGGTCTTTAATCTCTTTTCTGTCAAGAAACTTATTATCAGTAAATTGTACATTATGCATTTGAAGTATAGCATTTCTAGCATTAGCTGCATTATATACTGATTTATTAACATCAGCAGATTCAATGTCTATACCAACATTATTTAAAGATTGTTTTAATATATCCCATTGTTGTAGTTGCTTTTCAACTTGAGCACTTCTTAATTGTGTTCTTGAGTTTCTCACATCTACTACAATATTAAATTTATCTCCTCCAGAATAGACAGCAGCTACAGTACCTTTACTAGAATTATTATGACGCTGTGCTATATCAAGGGCATCTTTAGCATTAGTATAATCAATAGGATTTCCTGAGAAATCAGTAGCTCCTATTGTTCTTGATACTTCACTTACCTTTCCTTCTGTAGATTCCCTAATAAATGACATTACATCTAGGTACTTTTCTACATCTGCAATCTTATGTTCACCTTGGTCATTTCTAGAATAACCTAGGCTATCCATCTGTGCAGCTACCCCCGATTGGAGGTAGACTGCATAGATGTAATTAGCCTTTGGTCTATTCCCTGTGACTTTAAGTAACTCCTTATAGAGTTTACTAGGTTTACCCTGTATTGTAGGGTATAATTCACATGAATTTTTAGCCATTTAGCAAAGTTTTTTATATTCTTCTTCTATAGTTTTTTCATCAAATTTAATTCCAAGAACTTCAAGTCTAGATTTCATGAACTTCTTAACTTGTGATTCAATAGCCTTCTTAAACTCATTGTCCATATTTTTATAATTTTGGATAGTACTTTCTGCATCTGCAAGTGTTTTACCCTTCGTCATATATATTTGGTGTAATAAGTCTATTTGCTCTTGTTCACTATTAGTAGATTCATCTAACTTAGTTTCTCTATCCACATCTGGATTATTAATCTCTGATTTTGTATTATCTTCCAAGGATACTGAAGGAATCTCAAGAGGTTTCTCAATTCCATCAATGCTAATCTCTAGATAGTCTTTGTTACTTCCAAGAGGATTAATTTCTTTGTACTCAATAGATTCATCTTTTGATAGAACTTGCTGATATAATTTATCAACATTATCTACTCTCATTTTAAAATATTGAGTTTTCTGAAGATCTTTAACATCACTCTCTTTATATACTTCAAAGTTACCATTCTCAAGCTTTCTCATAACAAGATTTTTCTTTCTAGGAACAAGCTTGTTATTGTCCCAGTTATTTCTAATAAACTGGTCAAGGACTATCTCAGGTGTGCTACTTGGGAGTACTCTAAATGTATCAACATAACTACTAAGTCTCTCTTTCACATATACAGGAACTAAACTCATAAAGGTTTTAGGAGAAAATCCTATTCCAGCTCTAAAGAAACAGTACTTAAAGAGTTTTTCAGATAATTCTGGATTCACTCTATGAAGGTCAATCCAAGCACTACTTAGTCTTTCTTTTTGTAGAATATCAAGACCAGTAATATCAACCTGAAGAGTGGCTCTACCTCCTTTATCAGTTCCATATTTTATAGACTGAATGAGAAGATTATTTTTATACTGTTCTTTGTAGTTTTTCTCCATAAACTCCTTAGGGAACTCTGATATAGTTTTACCTAAATCATTTGATTTTACTACATTACCTGCTACAACAAGATAGGACTGATAGAAGTCACTTAAACTACTAAGAATTTTTCTATCACCGAGAATAACATCACCTATTGGATTTTCACTAGCATAAGTGAGGATATTTCTAAATCCTGTACTATTAGCTGGCATACTACTAAATAAGCCTTGTGCTATTCCTAATGTTTTTCTAAATTGATTTAGAATAGGATGTGCAAGGAAGATATCATTAATACTAATTTCCTCTCCATCTGAGCCAAGAATATTACTCTCAGAAGAAAGCTTTTCCATTTTATGCTCGGTGATTAAATTATCAATAATCAATGGACCCACTGCACTACTTATTGAGTTAAATCTAGTAGCAAATGTAGGCATCCTCATAGCGTCAGCAAGTCTTTGAAAGTTTCTAAATGACTTAAGAACTTTGTATTCAATTCTTGAATCCCTTGATTTTACACCTTTAATTAATTGCTCTCTAGTAAGTTCTTCTTCATTAAGTAAACTATTCTCATCAATATTTAGATCTTTCTCTATTTTCTTTATCCTATTTTCAACTACTTTACTTAAAGAAGTAAATCCTGTGATATTTTCACTACTAAATTGATTAAGAACATCTGATATAACTCTTTGAGATAAGAAGAGAGCAGCATCATCAAAAGGCATTCCAAGTCTTACAAGAGTATTAAGAATATTAGCTGTATTACTATTAATATTCATCAAGTTAAGTACAGGATCTTTAACAGCATCAGCTGCACTAGCAACTAAACTACCAAGTACTTTACCAACTGATTGTCCACTATTATCAAGTCTAACATCAATAGGCATATTACCTCCAAAAGTCATATCTGCTACAGTAAATGGTCTAGTAAGGTTACATGCATTATCTACATTCATCATATATCCTTCATTCTCTATTACTGCATGAGCAGTTCTATTAACTGCAAAGATACCAATAAGAGAACCAGCAGCACTATTTTGTTTGTAGAATTGTATATGAGTATCAATAAACATAAGATTCTTATCTTTACTACTTAAATCCTTGAGTTCATCAATAGACATCTTACTTAATTCATCATAGCTTTTGTCAGTAGTTCTAAGAGCAGTTACAAGATAACCCATTCTCTTTTGTGGGTCAAAGCCACCTGGATTTAGCATTTCTGCACAACTAGTTTCATGTGTTAATACCTCATAAGTCATATCAACAATCTTATTATTTCTATAAGTTCTTCCTTCTGTAGGTTTATTAACAGTAAAAGCATTTTGTAAATATAACTTAAGTAACTTACTATAAGAATTACTAGGAATTGACATGAATCCTTCAGCTGTCTTTTGATTAACTAGAGAGGCTCTATCAAATGGGTCTTCAAGAAATTGTCTAACCAAATCATTAAGTTTGCTTTTAACATTATAACTTAGTTTCCCTTTTTGAGACTCAACTAGAGAATCATATAATATTTTATGAAGAGCAGATTTAGTAATTTTATTTTTAGAAATACTGTAATCTTTTCTCATAAGATACTCCTTATCAACATCAAAGTCTGAACCTGTGAGTAGTGTAATATCACTAGGTAACATAATACCATCACCAGCTTCTCTAGGTAAGAAACCCACAATCTTCAAAGGAGCCATACTATATTTAGCTTCAGTAGGAATTCTATAGCCAATCATCTTTAATAAATCAGGGTCAAGAGCTTCCAATGCTTCTATGCTAATGTTACCATTCTTATCAGCGAATTGACTGAATAGATTGTTAGCATATATAGGAGCAAATACCTCAAAGTAAGCAATACCTCCTTGATTTTCTTTTATATAATCTTTATAGGACATTGTACCTTCAGAAACCTTTAATCCTTTGTATTTAGCATTAAATTTATCAGTTTGAGAAAGTTCTTTCTTTATAGGATTTTTTTCATATTCTGCTCTTGTTTTTAATAAACCTCCATTCTTGTCTTTAAATCTAATATTAAGTTCTCTAGAAGTACCAAAGTTAGTAACCTGTACAACAGGACCACCAGCTATTTCTTGTTTATTAACTCTATTCTTTATAACAGAGTTGACTAATTGTTCAACTCTTTTACTCTGAATAGGATCTCCAAGAGGTATTCTAAATCTACCATTTTCATCAACCGAACAAGCTTGTAAGAGATCTATACCATATCTAGGACTGGATAATATTTCTCTTTGTAATATCTTACTAAGAGCTATATTTCTATCTTTTGTATTAGTACTTTGAAGACCTAGAGCACTCTCTAAACCACTTATACTATCTTCAATATTATCTGCAATAGTTTGTTCATACTCAGACTTAAATTCATCAGCAGATATTTTTTTACCTTCAACTTCATAGGTTGCATCATTTCCAAAGCTATCTTTTGTAGCAAGTTCTGATACTACAATATATCTCAATTGGGAGCCATGAACTTGCTCATGATTCTTAAAGTGCTCAGGCACTTCTTGTTGTAAACAATAGTCTTCAAAAGGTAGCTCTTGAACATAAGTTTGATTATATTTACCTGTTTTGGTATCTATAGTCACATCCTCAAGTTTTCCAGTCTCTTGGTTAGTTCTTTGGATTGTTTTAGGAGCTGTCTCATATATACAAGCCTCCATAACAGCTTTGGCTTTAGCTTCTCCATTGACATCATTAATATATTTATTAAGATTAATTCTGCCCATTAAGCCAGACTTTACAGTTGACTCAAACTGAACAGTATCAATACCATCTGTCTTATAGTTACCATCTTCATCATAGTGACTTTCTTCCATTACTTCATAGATTGCTCTAAGTAGGTTTGGTCTACCAGTGTTCTCATTTTGAAGAATAGCATCAGCCATTATAAGAAGATATTCAGAGTTTTTATTCTGTACAGGTATTTTAAGCTTATCAAGGGGAGCATTAGGTACACCAGAAGACTTTTCTATTTGACTATAAACAAAGGGCTTTAGTGGTTGAAACGCTACACTTAGATCACTATAATTGTAATCTCCCTTTCTAAGTTTTTGATATATTTCTTCTGCCTTTTTACTCCATTTACCAAAAATAAATGCTTTCTTTCTATATGATGTTGGAGAAGAATATCCTTGAGCATCTGCTACATTTATTTTTCTAAATGCACCATCTTTACCTACAAGAGAGTCTTTTAATACTCTATAACCATCTTTTTCAGCTTCTGGAGCTTCAGCTATCTTTCTATCAAAAACAATTGATACATTGTCAATGATATTAGATACAAAGTCATCCCAGTCTTTAAGATAGAAGGTTCTTTCCTTTCCATCAGAGACTTTACTACCTTCATAGTCTGTAGCATCTACATTACCTCTTATACCTGGAGCATGGATTTGTGCTAATCTCTTTTGTAAATCTTCTGCATCCTTATAATAGGCAATATCAGTTACAGTTAATTCCATTATGTTCATAGCTGCAAAAGTATCATTCCAAACAAAGTTTTCAAGATTAGATTTAATCTCTTCCTCTGTAGTACCAATACCTGAGATTTTCTTAGCTCCTTCCATAAGACCAGAGTTAATCCAATTCTCTACAATGGATTTAGCTCTAGTGTCTAAAGTATCAAAGATAGCTTTATTAGCAAGTTCATATAACTTAGCTTCATCTACTTCTTTACCATTGATTTTATTGTTTATAAGTTTACCTAATTCACTATTCTTTTTATCTCCAGTAAGATAATCATTCATAAAGTCAAGGAAGCAGAACTTTTTACCATTTTTATCAAAATTCTTTATGAATCTTGGACCTTTACTATCGAGGTTTCTCATCAGTACGGTTTGGATTCTACTTAACTCTTGATTAAATATGTCCATCATACCATCTGTAATAGTTTCTCTATAGTTAATACCTCTTTCACTATAAAACCTTATGAATTCAGAAGATGGCTTATTAGATAACATAGGCACCCTAAACCAAGCAGGTACTCTTGATTGTTTATCATTTGCACCTTCTGAAAAATACTCTGTAAGTAATGAGAGTGCATACTCCATATCACTCATATTCTTCATATAATTGTGCTTATTGAAACTGAGTTGTACTTTATGTTTAAAAACACTTCTAGCTTTACTATCAGTAGCTAAAGTTCTAAGCCAACTGTTTCTCCAACCTCTTTCAATATCTGTGCCTTCATGAAACCATGGTTGGTTTGCATACTCCTCGGTCAGAAAGTCATCAAAAGCCTGTCCCTCTTGACTAAATTTTTGCATTAACTTAGACATATAAGAAGGAGTTACATAACTTTGATACATTTTACCATTATCATAAAAGGCAGAAATTGCAATATCTTCTAAGTGTTCTGTGATAGGCTTTAAGAACTCTCTCATATTACCATTGATACTATCTTTAGCCTTAAACTTGAAAGGTTCATAAGAAGCATTATCAAGATTATTTTCAAAAGATCTTATCATGTATCCTAAAGCACTATACATCTTTTTAAAAGTTTCACTCGTAAGATTACTCTTTACCATATCAGGAGTTACATAATAACCAAATAAGCTTGAAATATAATCTAAAGTATTAGCAACTTCATCTTTATCAACTTCTTTAGATAAATCATATCCTGTATGCCTAAACTTTTCAAGACTGTCATAAGCAGATTTAAGTTCTCCAAATGATTTTTTATTTATACCCTCAGTAGTAAATAATGGATGTTCTCCTATTTTATACTGAGTTGTGACTTGCGTCATGGCTTCACTAAGAGCAGGATTTTCATTTACTGAAATACTTTTATATTTTCCATCTTCTTCAATTACTGTTGAATATGATTGAAATGGCTTAAAGAATGTTCCGTAGAATTGACTCTGAAAATCAGTCTCTTTACCAGAAGTATCAGATAATCTATCAATAAGTTGTTTAACCCAAGGATTATCTTTCTGCTTTCCTTGTAATTTAGTTATTGCACTAGCCAAACTTAATGAGCCTTGTGTCCATCTAAGTATAGAATTAGTTGCTTCTCTTACATTTATTCTTTCATTGATACCAAACTCTGATTGTACATTGTTCCCATCTTTATCAAGAATATAACATTTAAGTAAGGCTTTCCTAACCAATTGAGACATAGTTTCAAGTATATCTTGACATCTAGATTCTAATTGCCAATGCTCTTGAAGATTACCTTCAATTTCTTCCACACTTGCCTGGTCATTAGATTCATTAAAGTTATCTGCATCACCCACAAGATCTTCATTGACTTCATTAACTTTCCCATCAGGTGTGGATACTATACTAAAATCTTCAAAGTTTAAGAATGAACTTTGTGCAAGTAACATTACAGCTTGCCAATTATCAGTAATAGCAGTAGCTTTATCTATTGTATCAAAGTTGTCAAAGTCATTATGTTCAGGAGAAAACTTCTGTCTGCACATTTCAATTATATTGTCAACTCCAATAGTTCTAACTACATCTGCTCTAGTCATAGAGGCAAAATCTTTGTCAGTACCATCCTTATTTTTAAACCTATCACCATAGATAGTTTTAGCTGCCTCTGGATTTTCTTGCAATTCAGTAATATGGTCTGAAATCCAATATACAGCTTGTTCAGCTATATGTCTTACTTCTGTTGCAGAAAGGAGACTATCTCCTAAAAGGTTGTCTATTTGTTGCATCTTATCTTGTTGTTTTAATGTATATAAATCTTGTTCTTTTTCTTTTCTATCTATCTGTGAAGTTTCTTCTTGAGTACCATCTTCAGTATTAGCTACTTGAACATTAGTAGTAGTTTGTAGATTATTATCCTGAGACTCTTGCTTATTTAATCTAATACCTTTCTCTAGTTCTATTCTATGAATAGCATCTAAAGTAGCTCTCTTCTCTACTTCTATTTTGTTAGGTGAAAGCCAATCTATTGCATAAGGAACTAAACTACCATAAGTATCTCTTATATCTCCTTCATAATAGTCTTTACCACTATCCTCCCAATACTTATGACTTAATTCATGATATGTTACTAAATTTTTAGCATCTTCATCAGTTTGAATTATTTCTCTTAGTCTTTCTTCTGTATATCCTTCCTTTGCTAATTCTTTAAAGACTACCCTTTTTTGTTCTGATGTGCTACTAGGGACTTCACCTTTAATATATTTAAAAACATCTTCTTTACTAAGATTCCTAGCAACTACTATATTACCACTCCTAGTAAATCCAAGTTTTCCATTTAATATTTTCTCATCAGTAGTTTCATTTATAGGAGCTTGAAATTTAGAGTACTCTTCAAAAGTTCCATCACTCTTAAGATAATCACTACTACCTTTGGAGTAATCATAAATACCCCCTCTTAAGTTTTTATTAGCAGAATTAAAATACTCTTGTGAAATAGAAATAATTTCCTCTAAAGCTGAATCTTTTATATCTATTCCTTGAGATTTAAACATTTTATTAAATAAATTAGTAAGATAATTTATAAATCTCTTAAAAGCATTTTCTTTCTTACCTAACTTTATTTTACTTAATTCTACTTGAAAGGCTCTATCTGTTAAAGCTACAGCTACAAATTCTTTAGCATTAGTTAATCCATACCACTCAGTTCCCTTTAATTGTTCTTCACATTGTAGATATAGATTCCATACATTATTAGAAAATTCTGTTTGTACTTTATTAAAGTTCTTTATTTTAGACCAAGAAGGGTGATAATTTAAAATCTCAGCAGTAACAGCATGAATTAATTCGTGAGTTAATACCTTCATAATACCTCCCTTTACATTAGCTTTATCATCTGTCATTAGATAATCTAATAATAAAGCAGGATTAATTCTTATTGTAGCTGTTCTAAAATTATCTTGTTTTCTACTAGCTATACCATCTAAATTAGAGTCTATAAGTATATTTATAGGAATATTATTATTTCTTAATATCTCAACTACTTGTTTAAATAATTGGTGATATGGATTAGTAGGTTTTACTTTACTTAAAAACTCATCAATTAAAGAGTTATTTAGAGTAATACCTTCCTGCTTTAATATAGCTATAGCTCTCTCTCCCTCTATAGCATTCTCAATAGAGTCCCCTGATATATAGTCTTCCCTATTAAGCAATTCTAACTCCTTATTAATTTCTTCTTGTCTTGAGAAAGCTTGCTTTTTATGCCATTTATCTATTAAATTATCAGCTAACTTAGGGTTTTTTAATTCTGATAAAACATTATCTAGTTCTTTTAAATTGTGAATTATATTACCCTTATCATCAACTTTTATTCTAGTATTATAGCTTTTATTAAATCCAGCTGCCTTTCTTCTTAATGCTCCTACTTTTCTTTCTAATGGAAGATTTTTAAAGTCTTCTTTAGCTATATCCATTAGACTTAGAACATTACTAAGATTTTCTCTCTCTTTCTCTATAGACTTTATTCTATCATCTATTTTACTCTGTAATTGTGTCTTAGATTCTCCCTTATAAGAAATTCCAAGAGCTGATTTTTCTTCATTATAATAATCTATTCTATCATCAGTTCTGGAGAAGGTTCCTATATTACTCTCAGCTGATTTAATTTGATTTGGGGTTGGAACAACTATTTCTTCATATCTCCCCTCAGCACCTGAATATAACACACCATCATATTCTTCCGTATTACCTATTCCCCTATTAAAGTTTTCAGCTAATTCCACATTTTTAATAGCTTCTTTCATACTTATATTAGGATCTGTCCCTGCTCTTAATGGTTTTTTTATATTTACAAATAATTTCATTATATTACCATATTGAGCAGCTTTATTCTCTACGGAAGATAAATATAATCCTTTACCATAGTATCCATCATCTGTGTTTTTACCAAACATTTTAGTATCTAGTATATTCCACTTACTATTGGTACCATGATAAACAACTAAAGGTTCACCATTTTCATCTACTACTTTAGAAGCATTCTCTGGGTCATTTTCCCAATCACCAAACCAACCTTTAAATTCTTTAGTTCTAACCTGAGCATATTGTCTTTCATCAAGATTAGACTTTTTACCGTTAGGAGCTAATAAATTACCTTCTGAGTCTCTTTTAGCATTAGATAAAATATACTTATATTCTGACTCAAATGTGGGATTTCCTATCATTAAATCATAAGTTCCATTTTTTCTCTCTACAATAGAAATACTATCCTTTCCAAATATTTTAACTGCATTGTTATACTCCTCATTAGCTAAGATTAGTGTGGGAAAGTTAATAGGAGATGAGTATTGCTTCTCCCATACTTCAATCATATTATGGTCTCCAGTAAAAGACTTTGGCTTGAGTAAATTATTTACTTCTTCTGCACTTGGAAATCTATCACTATTCTCAGAATTTTGTATCTTATGAATAATTAGTTCTAGAGCAGATGAGGATATATCTACCTCATCAAGTAAAGTTTTAAACTCTCTTGAATTAATATTAACACAACTCATATAATTTTTAATTAAGATTTTAGTACAAAGTTAATTAAATTTTGCTTAGTTATCAAATATATAAGAACAAAAGTTGATTGTTTTAAGAAAAAAATAGGGAAGAGTATAAACTCTTCCCTTATTATTTATTTATCTGAAATATTAATTGGACCAGATGTTTTATAATCTTCAACTCTGTAGGAATCTATAATCAATTCTCCACAGTCTGTTATCCAATCAATCTGTTCTTCTTCAGATGAAGATTTAAATTTATTATAATCTTCTTCACTTAACTCAAGTTTAAAATGACCACTTCTAAGAAAGCCTTGAACATAGTCACAGTTTAATGTTATTATTTTAGACATAATTAAATACTATTAGGATAATACAATAAAGTTCCCATAGAGTTCTTATGAACATCTACATCAGGAAAGTCACTACTAAACTCTTTAAAATTAAAGGGTTTAACAAGTAGGTGACAACCCTGTTTTGTTGGTATAATACCTTTAAGATATAATTCTTCTCTAGTGTTATAGAATGGTATTGTAGGATCTAACTTAAAATAGTTATCAAACCACTCTAAGAGTAATTTCTTTATTTCTACATCATCAACATCTACAATCCATACAGGATTCTTTGAAGTTAATGCTCCTGCCGCACTATTAAGAGTTTTTCTTGGGTTCTGAATATTACCCTCACATACTAATGAAACCAGCTTTACTAACATAAGTTTTTGTAACCTTTCAAAGCTTTTTGGACTTACATTAATATATGCTCTTGCTCCATAATGCTCACAAAGAAGAATCACCTCAGGCATTACTTTCCTAAGATGTTCTTCATCCCTTATAAAATAGGTTTTAATAGCTTCTTCCTTTACCTTTTCATCCTTATGGTCTTTTGCTCTACATACTATTTGCATGTGACAAAATACTTTTGGATCATCTTTTGGCAGTAAAAGAGCTATTAGTTCTAGATTATTAATTACCATATTCCGTCTTTCTATAAGATTTTAACTCTTTTTTGTAAGCTTCTGTATTAACATAGCCACAACAATTAAGTTCTCTACAAAAACCACTATACACACAGTTGGGAACCATCTTATCAGCCATAACCTCATCTTGCTTGGCAATCTCAGATTTAACAGCTCTCCATGCTTCTTGTGTTTCTTTAGATGCACATCTACATAGTCTTTTTCTACTAATATTAATCAGAGTTTGGGCATTGACTACAAAGTCTTGATCATTCTCAGAGCCTTGTGGAAGTTCATCTCTACTACAATTAAGTTTTCTTCTATCTTCTCTTTGAGTATGAATAAAAGGTAACATGTGTTCATGTCTTAGCAAATGAACTCCAACCCATTGTCTAAGATTTTTAAAATGAATACAATATTCAATAAGTTTGATAGGACTATGTTCTGCAAGAAGAACCTTTGCCTTCCAAGTATTACTCGGTTCCTTATGCAAAGACTCTTTACCAATAGTCCTTCTAGCTGCATCTAGTGCTCTACTCCAAGGAGTTTCCTGTACTACTGTTACTTCCATATTCTTTAATCTTATTATTAATAACCTCTGACTTTACAATCCCATATCAAGTTTCTAACACTTCCTCTCAGTAAAGATACAATCACATTTACTACATTTATATGCATGAAATGCAGTTCCATGCTTAATTACTTTAATCATTATTTTCTTTATAATTTAATTCATTATACGAGCGGATATGCTTCTTTGATTAAATCTTTAAAGCATTCTTTAAACCTTTCTGCCATTTCTTTAGTCGGAAATATAAGAGGAAGATGAGTATAAGTTAAATTAACTATTTCAACATCCTTTGATATATCACTATAAAAAACTGAAAAAACCGAATGGTTAAAATCAGGCAAATTAGGTTCCCAATCACCAACCCAATAATCACGCAATTGGAGAAGTTTACCAAGGGCAATATATTGCTTTGCTCGTTTATTTGTTGAGAACTCATTATGAGAACCAGAGTTATTGGTTGAACATATATTATTATCACAATCAGTGAAATATGAAGGCTCTCCTTTTGTGTGTTTGCAATATTCTTCCCAAGTTTTTGGTAACTTAGAAAAAGGATCTGCTTTTTTAAAAACAATCTTCTCAAAAGTTGACTTTTGGCGTTCAATCTCGTAACCTTGAGGGATTTCTATTTTTAGTTCTTTTGTTTGCATATTCTTTTATTTTTTTTTCTTTTGTAATATTATTATATTACCATATTCATCAAAAAGACGAATACAGTATTTAAAATAGATAGAAATGTTAAAAGTAATACATTGCC